TTAGTTGGGAGAATCTGTCGCCGTTTCGTTCCGCCGGATGCGGTTCGCGATCTCCATGACAATGCTGTCCCGATCGACGTAAACCGCCAGTAGGCGCTGCACCCGATCTTCTTCCCAGCCGAGGATGTCCGCGATCTCGGCGGCGGTCAGGCCGGCCCTGCGGAGGCGGGTGGCGAAGGTCCCGCGCGCGTCGTGGAGGTGCTTGTCAATCCCGGCAGCGGCCTTGGCGTCCACGACCTGATGCTCCAGCCCGTCCAGGCTCCAGGGCTTGCCGCGCGTGTTGGACAGAACCGTCAGGCATTCGACCGGAGCGGGCCGCTTCTTCTTGGCTGCGCTGTCGGCCAATTCGGAATGGCGCCGGCGCTGTTGAGCGCGGATTTCCTCTAACAGGGCTTTGGTGTCGTCCAGCAGGGGGATGACGGCTGTCTTCTTCCCGCGGCTCTTCTTCGTCGCCTTGACGATGGCGAGGTCTCCTACGTGCGACCAACACAGGGAGGCCAGGTCCTCGCGACGCAGGCCCGTCAGGCAAGCAAGCCGGACGATGAATCCGACCTCGGGGGATTTGGCCGAGGCGGCGTATCTCTCGATCTCTTCGGCCGTCCATATCTGATCGGCTCGATTGCTCGTGTAGAGCTGCTTGATCTGGCCGCGGCGTTGAGCGCCAGCAGGCCGCGATCCATCCCCCAGGACAGCACCCGTGAAAGCACCTGGATCCCATAGTCGGCTTTGCGGGGCCGGTCGGCCCATTGGTCACGCCAGGCCAATATCTCGGCCTTCACGCGGCGGTCGTCCAGCGCATCAAACGGCAGGCCGCCGATGGACAGAGAGCCGCCCTCGTCCATGATGACGTCCAGCCAGCGCGTCCATTCGCGCTTCGTGGTCTCGCCCAGGGCGGCGAACTCAGGCGACTGCTTGTAGAGGATGGCGAGGGAGCGCAGCGTGTCGGTCTTGGGCGCCCGGCGCTCGGCCACAGCCTCATTGTAGGCCGCCATGAACTCTGGCGAGCCGGGCGAGCCGGGGAGGCGAGGGCCGCCCTTCCACGCATACCAATAGGTCACGCGGCTCCCGTCCGCGCGCTTCTTGGTGATTTGGTTCAGGCCCTTAAGCCGCACCCTGGCCACGCCTTTGCTCCCGCCACGCGTCCAGAGCGGACACAGAAGCGGATTGGTGGGCTGTCGAAGGCTGACCCGTCAAGATCATGACCTCGCCGCCCGGCTTGATGGTGACGCCCGCGATCTCATGCCCGGCCGCTTTCAGGGCGGCGAGGCTGCGGTCCAGGTCGGTGCGTCTGACTGTCGGCACGCGGCTCACTGCCACACCCCCCTTCCTCTCTCTCGGGCTTCGTTGTTGGCGCAGATCAGGATCAGCGGGGTCATGCTTGGACCTCGTCGAAATCGACCGACTCCGAATAGTATCCATTGCTCTCGCCCAGCCATCGGATCGTCACGCTGCCCTTGATGGTGGCCAGCTTGTAGAACGTCCACGTCCAGCTATCTGGACAATCGGGCGCGGGTTCGCCTCTCTCGCTTTCAACTTCTTCCGCAAGCAACAGAGGACTGCCGACGACGTCCGATAGGTCACCGGCAACGTCGTAGACTTCCACCCCTTCGCAACAGTCCTGGTGGTGCCAGAGCTTATAGAGGCGGCCTTCGGTCGTGCCGATCAGGATTTCCTGCTCGTCGCCGCTGACTTCAATCCGAGAGAGCGTGTGACCAATCAAGTCCGAGAAGTTCTTCACTACGTCACCCATTCACCCCTCCTGTGCCTTGGGGTTGTTGTTCACTTCGCCTTCGGCTTCGTACCCGTCGAGCTTGGCGCGGAGGGTGGCGATTTCGTTCATGGCGAAGCGCATCACAGCGGCCTCGTTTCCGGCGCCCCAGCCCGCAATCTCGGTGCCCGCTTCGGCCATCTTGGCGAGTAGGTTTTCGCGCGTCAGGCCTAGCTTCGCGAACCGCACCTCGTCATGGGCGATGTCGAACGCGCTGCGGGTGCGATCCAAATAGGACAGGTCAGCGGTCATGCTTCTGCTCCTGGTGCTGGAGGGAGAGGGAGCCAGTGGGTGGGATTGATCGACCTACCGTTTTCATCGAGCCATCCTTCGGTCCGACTTGAGGGTTTGAAATACCACGCGAGGCGGATGCGCTTTCGGGCGATCATGGCGATGATCTCCGTCCCATCCCTCGGAGCCGTCTCTATAGGCCGCCACTCCACCGCCTCAGCCAGCCTGCGCTCTGCTTCTTCACGAACGTCCTGTTCGAGGTAGAGCTTGCGCTCATATTCCTCGAAGCCGTCGTTGGCCTTCTTCAGAGATGACCGCAGCGCCGCGACCTCTGCGATGAGGGCTAGGACGGTGACGGGGTTGGCGGCTGCGATGAAGGCGGCATCACAAAGGCGCGCACGGTCAACAACAACGGTGTCGATGTCATCATCTTGAACCACCTCGGCAAATCCCGTCGCCTCGCCTCCGCAAGAGCGGCCGTCCGGGTCATTGTAGAAAGGCGTGCAGGTCTCGTCCCATCCCCACTCTCCCGGCGTCGCCGCCTCAGCCAGCCGCGCCAGTTCCGCATGATCGCCGGATGAGGCGAGGGCTGCGATTGGCACGGTCGCCTTGTCCAGATTGGAAATAACCAGGTCTGCAATTTCAGCCTGAAGCGCGGCACGCTCCTGTGTGCTGAACGGGATAGTCATCGGGGCCTCTGCGAACGGCAGCGCGGCGTGGGTGGCCGAGTGGATGACCGATCTAAGCCGGTCATAGTTGACGGGGCCAACCGTCTGTTCCGCCACCTTCTCGCGCGGGCTCATGGTCTCAGGCATCGGGGCGGTCATGTCAGCACGATCCATCGCAAGGTTTCCATCCGCAGGTTTCACAGGCGACCGGCGAGTAGGCGCACCCAACAGCGGCCTCTCCGTTCACAGTCGGCTCGCCGCATTCAGTGCAGGTGCCATCGGCGTCTTCGGTGTCATCCCATCCGTCACAGCAGGCCATCACTTCTCCTCCCCAGGTGCTGAGGAGAGGGCGTCCTGTTGCAGGGCGGCGAGGGCTTGGCGGTTTTCCGGCTGTATGAAGCGATACTCGGGGCCGTCTCGAACTTCAGCCCCGTTCGCATCCCCAAGGGCCTCGGCAACAAAGGCCCAGATCGGGTGGCCGTGGTCGCCAGCCCCCATTGCCCACTGCCCGACATTGCGCTGAACGAAAGCGCGGAACAGGTGCAAAGCCACGCGCAGCTTCTCAGCCTCTGGCGCGGGTGGGGTGGTGAATAGGTCGCGATACTCGATCCTGTGAAGCGCCTCCCATGCCTTAACTTCTCGCTCGCTTCTCCAGTCGGCTTCCCTCCAGGCGGTGAGCGGCCCTTGATCATTGCAAGCGCGCCATTGCTTCGCCACCGGCTGCGCTTCCTCGCGGGCTTGGGGCTGGGCGCGGAGGGCGGATAGGGCGACGGCATGGGCGTGATACCATTTCGCCGCGTAGTCGGTCGCGGGCGCGGGCATCTCGCCACGACCGAGCATCACAGCGGCGGCGTCGAGAAACGCAATCGCCTCGCTCACCTCCCCCACCTCTGCCGGGGCTTCCTCGCGGGTGGCTAGGGCGGCGGCAGAGTTGCGCGGGTGGTTGTTGACGAAGCAAACGATCTCGTCGGCCACGGCGTAGTCTTTGGACCCGACGTGCTTCACGCCACGCGCGGTACGGATGATGTCCGCGACCTCGAACAGATCGCTTTCGCCAAGCTTGAACGCCCCGCCTTCCTCGCGCACAGGGGCGGCGGTTAGAGATGCGAGCGGTATCGTCTGGACCGGGCGGTCTTCATCGTCCTCGTATGCTTCAAAGAAGGCCTCGGCCAGCGCGGAGCCAATGCCGGGGCACCGCGAACGGCCGGTGCTGGCCTGGTGTGCATCATCAGCCGCCGTGAGCGGCCACGCGGTCGAGCCGGGCTCATGGTCGACAAAGATCACACCTTCGCTGCGGTCTTCGTTCCAAACGATGTGCGCCTGAGGCGGCACGGACACCATGCGGATAGGGGGAGTCATGCTGCTTGCTCCATCGCGGCTTCGGCGCAGTCCTCGCAGACCAGGCGGCCGGTTGTTTCAAAGGCCTCGGCAGACGGCGACCATTCGTCAGCGCCGCAGTCGGGGCAGTCGTTCGGGCACTCGCCGGACATCAGGGCGTCGTGCAGGTTCCAGAGGGCGCGGGCGCTCATGCTGCTATCGCTCCAAACAGGTCGGGTTGCCCGGGAGGGTCGCGGCGCTCTGCGTTCTCAGTCCATCTGTCGAGCGCAGCCGAGAAGGCGGGTTGCGACGGGCGGCGGGCCTCGGCTTCAGCGCGATAGACGGCGGCGGCATGGGAGCGCACCGGCCTGTCGAGGGCCTGGGCCACGATCCCCAGCGCCCATGCGACAACGTCAGCCCGTCCATCTCGGCGCGCCCTCCGGATGATGCGCGCGGCTTGAGCGCGCACGGCCTCGGGACGGGTCGGAAAACTGCAACGCTCGCCCGTCAGGACGCGGTCGCGGTCGATCTCATGGACGTGTCCGCCTGTCGACCATCGGCCGTCCGCCAGCTCCACCAGGTCGATGCGGAACTCATACGGGGCGTGTTTGATCGTGTCGTAGGCGACCCATTGCTCCGTCGGCCACAGGTAGCGGTTGTATGGACGGGTGCCGTGAACAGTCTGGATCGGGCCGTCGTAGGGCTGCGGATCGCTATTGGCGACGGCCGTCTTGCGGTTGCGGCGGCTCATCCCTCACCCCCACGGGATTGAGGCTCGTCCACGCGACACAACCGGGCTTGCGTGGCGCGAAAAGACCTTTCGCGAGCCACATGATGTTTGATGCGCCGGAGTTCAGCCGCCCGCTTGTCCCGGCTGTCTCGATATTCGCGAGCACGGCTGTCAGCGTTCAGAGCGTCCAGCCAGCGGCCCTCCTTGCGAAGCGCGATGGCGTCACGGCGGCGACTGGCTGCAAGCTTGGCGAAGTTGTCTCGTTCAGCTCGCAATCGTTTCGCGATGTCGGTCCAGTTGCTCATGACACCTCACCCCCACGGGATTGGCGGGCGGCTTGGCGGAGGGCTTCGATGGCCTTGTTCCCGTTCGTATCGAACCCGGCGGGGCTTTCCTGGAGGTTCTCGAAATCGGGCATGACGGCGCACCACATGCGATAGCCTCGCTCGTCGGTCCCGTCGGCAAAAAGGATTGGATCGCCGTCCTTGGGGCCGCCGTGCGCGGGGCAGCACGGTCCGTGGCAGTATGGGCGATCTTCCTTGCGCCACGCACGGGTCCTGAACAGCACCTCCATCGGCAACTGAGGTCCGTTTGCGGGCTCGCCGCAGAACCCGGCAGGCATTCCGCCCATCCACATGGGGACTCGGCACTTTCCGGTATCGGGAACCATCTCAGCGCCCCTCCTGTTGGGTGGTGGCCTTGGAGAGGGCGGCTCGGAGAAGCGCTACGGGGTCTTGGCCGAGCCAGTCGCCGTCCATGTTCCCGGTCAGTGCCCCGAGCGCCGCGTTCGCAGCCTCGAACAGGTCGGGCGCGGCGGTAGCGTTCAGAACGGCGGTCGCAATCTCTTCCGCCGTGTTCGGGCCGACATAAACGTCCTCGCCCTCTTCGTTGAAACCGACGCATACCGTCCTAACGGCTGCGATGGCATTGCTAAGCAGGGGCTTCACTTCAGCCATGGTCTTGGGCCTCGCGATGGGCGCGGGCGGCGGCTTGAGTAGGGCCGACCGAGCCGTTCAGTTTGCGGTTGCGGGGAGCGAACCCCGGGGATTTGATGGAGCCGTGGCCGCGCTTCTGGCGGCGGGCGTATTGGCCGGTCTCGCCGCCTTGGGCCTTGGCCTTGGCGATCTTGGCGAGGTCGGCGCGGGTCTTTTCCAGCGCGCACGGCCAGCGGTAGAAGCGGCGGTTCGCGAGGTCGTCTCGCTCGCCCTGGCGGCCGACTTCGGACAGCTCGCGCGGGATGACGTGCTCGTCCACGACGCGCTCCGTCACAGGGTCCAGGGGCTTGCCGCAGCCGCAGCCGCAAAGGATCGGCGCGGCGGTCTGGCGCTGCAGGACGAGGATCGTCTCTGTGCGGTTCAGGGGTCGGCGCTTGGTCATGCCCCGACCCTCGCTTCGCCAAGCGGAACCATCGCAGTAGCGGCGCTGTTTGAGCCGAGAACTGAGGAGGAAACCCCATGGACGAGTTCAAGCGTAGCGACCCGAACGTCATCAGCGCCCAGACCAGCACCTACCAAGAGAGGGTTATCGTCGAGCGAGAGAACAACACCGCCCTTTGGTGGATTGTCGGCATCCTGTTCGCGGCCGTTTTGCTCGGAGTGCTCTTCCTGCTGTTCCGTCCCGCGGGTCCGACCGATGCGGACCTGCGGGTTGCGCAAGCCGAAGCTGCCGCTGAAGACGCCCGCCAGACCGCTGAGGCCGCTCTGATCCAGAACCAGATCAGTCGCACGCGAGAGGACGTCGCCATCGCTCAGGCTCAGACCGCGACTGCTCGGGCCGACGCGATCCGAGCTACCGCAGAGGCGCGAGCCGCCGAGGCGCGGGCTGCGGCACCGGTTGTCATCGAGCGCCAGGTCGAACCGGCCCCGCCGGCCAATGGCCCAGCAGTGATCACCACGACCAGCCCGCAGCCGGGGAACTGAAACTGAGGGAGCGCGCAGATACGTCATGCGCGCCTCCGCTCAAGTTCGAGGCGAGCGTTCCACTTGAGGTCTTCCTCCATCGAGACCTGAGCGAGCATCCAGTTCAGGAAGCCTGCCTCGACGTCGGCCCACTTCTGGCCGCGGAACTTGCCGATCGGGCAGGTGGGCAGCAGGCGAGGCTCCTGGGTCCACGCGATCATCTGGCGCCCTGTCGTACCGGCGGCCAGCAGCGCCTTGAGGATATGCGCCGTGACATAGGCGTCGGGCCCAGCTCGGTGCGGCGGCATGGCCGTGTCGTGATCGAGGGACAGAAGGCCCTGATCCTCTAGCCAATAGCGGAGGACGCCGTTGGAATGGCTTGGAGCGTTAGGCCAGACCCGCAGGGCAGCCTTCAATGTGCAGATCGCGGGCGTCTGTTGGTCGCCGAGGAAAGCGGCCTCGAAAGCCCAGTTGTGCGCGACAACGGCGGCGCAGTGCGGGGCGACAACGGAGGCTGGGTCGAAGGGAGCAAGCCCCGCAACTTCAGCCAGGCTGATGTGGTGGACCGCGCGAACCTCGGCCGGCATGGCGGACACGCCGCAGAGCCAAGACGCCGGCTGACCCACAGACCAGACGCCGTCGTCACCACGCGTCAGGTCACAGTAGCCGACCTCAACAACTTGGGCGGCCGGGGGCTCCATGCCGCTCGTCTCGAAATCGATGACTCGGAGAACCGTCATGCTCAGCCCTCCTTCGCGGCGGAGATGGCGGCTTCCAGCTCGCGCGCCTTCGCCATGTCGGTCGCCTTAAGGACGGCGAACTTCGCCAGCTCCTTCCGGTCGGTTTCGAGGGCTTCGATCTGCTCGGGCCGCAGGAAGGGCAGGTCAGCGATCAGACGATCCGCCCAAGCGATGGTGTCGACAGCCAGCGACGTCTCGTCATCAGGAGCGTCCTCGACGTCGCCGGCTGCCGGTTCCTCGGTGGGAGTGCGATCACCGGGGAAAGGGGCGCCCGCGTCCAACGGGGAGGAGTCGTCAGACGCGGGCTTTATCGACGCGGCGTCGGGGGAGGGGGCCGCGTCGAAAGTAGTCAGTGGTTCTACGTTCTGGCTCTCACCATGGATCGAAGTGAAGCCCTCGCGCGGCGCGTCGTTCGGCGCAGCCAGGCGGGCAGCGAGGTTCGGGCGCTCGGCGGGGACGGCGCGGGCAGAGACGGTCTGATAGTCCTCGACCTCCTCGCGCACTTGGAAGCCGCGAAGCATGTCCGCACAGCCGTCGCGCAGAGCCCAGGCGCGGGCGCGCATCTGGAGCATGCGTTTCGGGTACTGCTGCCAAGGTCCTTGCTTGTTCCAGAGGCCCGCCTTCTTGGCGTCGGAGACCGAGAATGAGCGGGCGATGGTCTCGCCGGTGTCGGGGCGCGTGACCTCGCAATAAGCAACGGCCGTGTCACCGTCCCCGTCGCTCCATTCGCGGGCCTTGATGCCTTGGGCGCGAGCGACAGCCATGAGGCCGTCACCCCAGAGGGTCGGTCGGTTGTTGACGATGGCGAACGACTGGAGCGCCTGGAACGGGGCAAGGCCCAACTCTGCACCGGCCATGATCGCGACCATGACCTGTTCCGGCTTGTCGAGGCCGCGCGGTGCGAGGCCCGACGCTGCGATCGCCTGGGCGACACGGAAGGCTTCGTCCAGCGATTGCGGGACCAGCGCGGCGACCGTGCCTCCTGCCATGATTGGCGGCTTGGGCGCAGCCGGCCGGGTTGCGGGGACTTGAGCATTCATGCCGCGATCTCGCTGTTCGGGGTGTTGTCGTTTGCTTCAGCGGCGATGACCTCAAGCCGTTGGTCGATCTGCTTCGCCGCCCAAGGCGGGAGGGTCAGATATTCGGCGTCCTGGCGATCACCGCCCGGGCCGGGCCAGACGCCCGTTTCCACGCACTGCGCGAACTGGTCGACGGCGCGGCGCACCTGCATCCGGCCGCGGTCCAGATCAGCGCCGGTCAGAACCGTGACGCGGACGCAGAATGGCGGCGCTTTCTCCACCCAGACGAGGGCGAACTCTTCCATCGGGCGGCCGAGGACGGCCTCAGAGGCCATGCCGACCAGAGCGGCCTGCATGTGGTACCCGAACCCGGCGAGCGAGCGCTCCAGATCGTCGTCGGCCACGCTGGCGGTCGTCTTTAGGTCAGCGAACAGACCCGAGGCATTCGGCACGACGTCGGGGCGGCTTTTCAGCCAGACGCCGGTCTGTTCGTCCTTCCAAAGCAGGGAGCGCTCGACGAAGCCGTCCAGAATGCCTTGCTCGACCAGAGGGTGACGGGCGAGGGCTTCGGCCATGCCGGTGACGGCGGCTAGGTCTGCATCCGTGATCACCGTCTTGCCGGCGGCGATCATGTCGTCGCGCCACTGCTTCGCGTCTTTGGTCCGCCAGTCCGACCATTGCTCAGGCCGGGTGACGAACTCGTCGGCCAGGCCTTCGGAGCCTTCCAGCAGCAGCTTGTGCGCCAGTCGGCCGAGAGCAAAGGCGGGGCGATCCGGCTGCGGCGCCCGCTTCGGGTTCAAGGCGCTATCGACGTAATAGTGGGCCGGGCTCTGGGCCCAGATGGTGCGCAGACCAGACGAGCTGATCGATGGGCCGACAGTCGGCTGGCCGTGGTAGATCTCGATGGGCAGGGCATAGACGCCCGGTTCGTTAATCTTGCCCGACAGGGGCATGGGGAGGGGGTTGAGGAGGGTCATAGCGGCCTCAGAACTTGATGCTGACGTTCGGCACGTCGCCGGCAGCGATGGCTAGGACGATGGCCCGGGCCGCTTGCTCGCCGACGCCGTGGCCCATGATCGCTTGTTTGGCGGTGCCCATGATTTCGGAGCGGTGCTCGATGTCGGCGGCGCGGGCGGCCGCGGCTTCGGCGGCAGCCTTCTCGTCGGCTTCGCGCGCAGCCGTCTCGCGGGCGATCCGGTCCGCCTCGGCTTGACGCGCAGCCTCAGCCTCGTCGGCGCGACGCTTTTCGGCGGCGAGAGCTTCGGCGTGGGCCCGTTCGGAAGCTTCACGTTCGGCGCGGGCGGCCGCCTCGGCCTGGGCGCGAGCTGCCTCCTCGGCGGCTTTGGCGGCGGCTTCGATGCGGGCCTTCTCTTCCTCAGCAGCGCGAGCGGCGCGGGCCTCGGCTTCCTGTTTGGCGCGCTCGGCAGCTTCGGCAGCGGCCTTGGCTTCGGCCTCGGCCCGTTCGCGCTCGGCGCGCTCGGCGGCTTCAGCGCGCAGCCGCTCCAGTTCGGCTCGGTCGGCCTCTTCCTTGACCAAGCGAGCGTGCGCCGCGGTCAGGGTCTCGACGGTGGCGGCCTGTTGCTGGAGGGCGGCGGGAAGCAGGGTTTGAAACTGCCCCTCGTCCAACGCGAAGGCCTTCACCTCGGCAAGCCGGTCCGCGACGGATTGCGCCGTATCTTCCAGCGGGACGATCGCGGCTGCCTTCATGCGCCCGATCAGGGCTTCGCATGCTGTGACCCGCTCCTCCTCTTTGGCCTCCCATTCGGTCAGGGGGCGGCGGACCTCGTCTTTCAGCGCATCCAGCTTCTCGCGAATGTCGCGGCGGGCCGCATCGACGATGTTGATCTTCGCCCGCGCCTCCTCATTGAGCAGCTTGCCGGCGGCGTCGATGGCGGTCTTCGTCTTCGCCACCTTGAAGGCCATGGAGGCAATCTCCTTCCGGCCCTTCTCGGTCGTCAGGTCCGGAACCAGCTTGTCGGTCTCGGCCTTGATCGCCTCGTAGAACTGGTTGAACCGCTCCTTGTCCAAGAGGACTAGGCCGGGGTTGGCATTGACCTGCGCGACGAGCGCGGTCTGTGGAGTTTCGTCTTCAACGGATCGCAGGGCTTGGGCCACGACGGGCTCCTCCAGAATGGGGTTCAGGCGTTGAGAAGGATCAGCCAGGCTGCGGCGGTGAAGAGCGCGCAGGCGGCGAACTGGATGGCGGTGCGGATGGCGAAACGGGCGCGGCGCGGCTGGAAAGGAACGGCGCGCGGATCGCCGGGGCGGACTTGGGCGGCCAGTTCGCGATAGCGCTCGCGCACGGCCTCCCAAGGATGCGAGGGGATGATGCGGTAGTCGGCCATGGTCATGCCGCCCTCGCCATGCTCGCCGGGGGCAGGGGATCGTTCTCGGCTTCCCGCGCGTCTCGGATCGCCCAGGCCAGCGCATTGACGACCGGGAGCAGCAGGCCGGGGTCTTCAGCGGCTGCCAGTTCACCGGCCAGGCGCAGCATTTCCTGCGTGGCCTGATCGACGGTCATCCGGCGGCGGGTGCGGCGGTCCAGAATCTTCGGGCCTTCGACCTTGAAGAGGGGCAGTTGCGAAGGCGTGACCAAGGCGAGGTTCACGTTCCCGGCCTTAGCGATGCCGGCGACGACGCCGGGCATGATTTCGGAGACGTGTTGCATCACTCACCTCCTGCAGGCGTGACGAGTTCGAAGTCGTCGAGGTTGGAGTAGTCAGCAGCGCACCCGTCCTTTTCCAGGATCAGGGTCTGGCCGTCGCAGCGGACGACCATCGCCGTCCATTTGCATTGGGTGTGGCGGACGACGTCTCCTTCGATGAAAGGACCAGCCATCAAGCAGCCCTCCCCATCTCGACGTTGTCGTTGGCGGTCTCAGCCCGAGCGGCGCAGCGGCGGTATCGAGCCGCGCTCTCGCGGTTCTCGGCGGCTTGGAAGTCGCGGCCCTGGTCGTCGTACTCGGCGGCCCAGCGCTCCAGCGCATCGGCCATAGCGAGCATTTTCACCGGGTCCGTCTCGAAGACTTCATCGGCGGCCACCAAGATGGCGCGCAGTTCGGCCTGACGGGCGGCGGTGCCGACCTCGTTCTGGCCGCTGAGCCATTGCAGCTGACGGCGGGCTTCGTCGGGGGTGATGGTGGCCATTTACGCGGCCCACCGTGCTTGCGCGGCTTGGGCTTTCAGCGCGGCGCGGACGGCCTCGCAGTCCACTGGCGGCTCGTAACCCATGGCGTCACGCCACTGCGCTTCCTTGCCCGACCAGTTGGCGAAGATCGAACCGGTGGACATGCCAGCGGCAGCGGCGATGTCGCGGATGGTGACGGGCTCATAGCTACCCGCCGGAGCCCAGAGGACGCGGGCGGTATGCAGCAGCTTCTCGCGCGTCGCCGCTTTGGCAAGCTGGCGCTTGTTGAGTTTCGGGGCGTCGTCGTTGGCGGCCAGGTCAGGCGCTTGGACGCGGCCGTTCGTGGATTGGATGGACATGAGGTCTCTCCGGTTGATGGAGAGAGTATGCATATTGCATATCCACAGCGCAACTAGAAAGTTTGCGATTTGCATACCTAATCGGTCCGAACCACGACACGAGCGGACGTATGCGCGGCAGCGCAGACTCGACTTCTGACCGCGAACCTTGATTCGTTAACGCGACGATGGACGGGAAGGAGAGCCAGAATGGCCAGAAAAACGATCTACTGCGCACAGGCCTTTTGGAGCCGAGGCGGACGGCTTGAAGGCGGAGAGGTGCATCAGTTTCTGAACCGTGAGCGCGCGGTCGAGGGCGGCCAGGCCCTATTCACCGGGGCCAACGGCGTCGCGGTCTTCTCGGTTGCGGGCTATCCCGATATCGACCTGTGGGAGGATCCCCACATGCTCAAGGTGTTCGGCGATGTTCCGGCCATCGAGCCCGCCCCTCCGCCGGAGGAGATAGCCTACTTCAAGATCGACTGCAGCGTCGGCGGGGACACTTGGACCCAGATCGAACCGCTGGCAGGCAAGGAACGGAACGAAGAGGCGGCGTGACACAACTTCCCGTACAGGACTAGATAGCGTCGTTCTGTTTCGGAGGAGGGGCGTATGAGGCTTCTGGTTTTCGCGGCGTCGGTCGCAGTCTTGGCCCTGCCCCTGGCGGCTACGGCCCATCCCGGCGGACTGAACGCCGAAGGCTGCCACAACGACCGGAAGAACGGCGGCTACCACTGCCACCGGGGAACCAGTAGCGGATCGTCGCGATCCGCTCCGCCCAGCCAGGCGCGCGGCCTTATTGGTTCAGGATCCAGTTCAGGCGGCGCCTTCAGGAACTGCGCGGAGGCGAGGGCGGCAGGCAAGGCGCCCGTGCGCCGTGGACAGCCGGGTTATGGGCCGCATCTGGAACGCGATGGCGACGGGGTAGGCTGCGAGCGGGGCTGACAAGGCCGAGCGCCGGGCATAGCCTGACGCCATGGACGAAGATGACATCGACCCTTCGGACGACCCGATCTATCGGGCTGGCGTCCTCATGGGCAGGAACCAAGCCCTGACCGATGTCATGGAGCGCCTGTTCTCGCCAGATGCCGTGTCGGCCGAGAAGACCGTCCGCGCGCTTCATGCATGGGTGCAGCAGACCATGGACGAGGTGAGGGTCGAGATGCAGCTCGTGTTCGCGGATTTCGAGGCCGATGACGATGAAAAAGACGACGAGGACTAGAGCTTAGCGCGCGCCTTCTCCAAGCGAGCCAGCAGCCTTTCTCGCTCCGCTTCATAGGCCGCCCGCTCCTCGTCCCGGCGCGCTCTCAGGGCCTGCAGCTCTTCGTCCAGCCCTCGCGCGGCCTCATCGTGCGTGGTGTCCAGTTCGTCCAAGGCGTGCTGGGCCTCCTCCACCCGCCTCCGATCGGCGGCGCTGGGCTGTCCGGCCTTTTTCGCCGCATTCTTCTTGGGAGCTGCCGCTAGCAGCTTCACGTCGAGCTTGCGCTCTATCACCGTACCGGGCGAAGCCTTGGCCGCATCGGCGTCGGGGCTGTCAACGACTTCCTTGGCCAGGCCGGTAGCGAAGAGGTCTTGACCACTGCCCCAAGCCACTAGGGCCTTCGGGCGTGAACTGGCCGCTACGGTGAACGTGTGGAAGCCGTCAGACCATTCGAACAGCTTGAGTCGTGGCGCCATCAGCTCCCTCTCCTCTCGATTCAGGAGAGAAAGCGAGAGGCGATGGGGCGTGTTCCGCCACGCCTTTGCAAAGTAGTCCTCGCGAGGGCTTGGCCGGGCGTCAGAAGTACTGCTCAGACAGACAGGTGATAGACCCGTGGCCTGTAGCCTCATTGTAGGTGCCCAGCGCCGAAGCGACCTGCTTCAGCTCTGATTTCTGGGCCTCGCACTCAGATTTCGACAAGTCTCGGGCAACGACGTTCTCGGTGTTCCCTATGGCATAGACGAGCCGATAGGCTTCCCTTGGCGTGCTCGGCTGGGGATTGCCGCACCCGCCAACTAGAAAACCGAACGCAGCGACAGCGATAACACCGGTTCGCACAGATATCCTCCCCCTGAAGGCGGTCCGACAATCACCGGCCAACAATCAGCCGTCCGTCCCGGTCCGCATGAAGCTCTGAAGCACCTTGAGCGCCTGATCGCGCTGCTCGTCCGGGATCGCTGCCCAGGTTTCGAGGACATTGGTCGGCAGGTCGTTGGGATCGTGGTCCAGCAGCATCCCTGGCGTAGTGCCTAGCGCCGGTGCCAAGCGTCGCAGCCATTTATCTGAAAGACCGCGAGCACCGGTTTCAAGGTTCGAGATCACCGCCTTCGTGGTGTCGACCTTCTCGGCCAACTCGGCCTGGGTCATGTGCCGAAATGTCCGCCACGCAGCGAGATGGTTGGTGTCCTTGGCCATGTAGGCATTTTGCATCCTCCCGGTTTTTGGGTCGTCACGCAGAATGCATACCTTTTCGCTTGCCAGTAGGTATGCATATTGCATATCTTCAGGAGCATGACGAAGCACCTGAGCGACCTCAAGGCCACCGATCTGCAGCGCATTGGCGTGAGCAAGCCCTACGCTCATCAGCTTTTGGCGGGCATGCGCACGCCCTCCCTCAAGCTGGCGGTACAGGTCGAGGATGAGTTTGGGGTCCCCCCGAGGGCTTGGCTGGAAGCGGCCAACGACGACGCCCCCGCCAGCGAGGCGGCGTGACATGCTGTCATCGGCCGCTCTCCAGTTTCGACGTCAGGAAGCCCTGATCAACGCCGGGACGGTCTACGGCCTGATCATCGGTGCCAACGAACTGGCCATCCAAGGTCGCGAGACGGATGCTCTGGCAGCGCTGGCGACGATCACCGGCGCGCTGCCGTTCGAGATCGAAGCCATCCGCGAAGTCCTCGCTGCTGAGCGTGAGGCCGCAAAGGCTCGTGACCTGACGCAGCGGACGCTCGCTCCCTTCTTCGGTCGCGTACCCGCTGAAAAGCCGAATGCCGCGAACGACGAAACCCAACCGCCTTCTCCCGAACAGCCAACCCCGACCGTCGCCTGAGCGAGAGCGCGGGTCAGTTGGAAACGACCACGGAACGTCCAGTGAACAAGATCAGCCACAGAGAACACGCCCGGCTCGCCGGAGAGCTCATCGAGGCCTGTGGAGGCTTGGAGGAGGCGGCGAGGGCGTGCCGGGTCCGCAGGTCGTCGCTGTCGAACTACGAGAACCCGAATGAGCCGTCGACGATGCCGGCGGACGTGATGGTTGATCTGGAGCGCCATTGCGGGCGGGCGATCTACAGCGCCGCCCTGGCGGACCTCTGCAAGCCCAAACCGCTCACGGGTTGTCTGAAGGAACTCGCCTTCGACCTCGCCCAAGAGAGCATGGACGTCGTCGCCGTGGTCCGCGAGGCGCTGGCGGACGGGCGCCTGTCCAACAACGATCTGGACGCCATCGCTGCCGCTGAGCGCGATGCCGAGCAAGCCCTTGAGCGTGTCCGAGGCGTTCGCCGGGCCATCGAAGCGGCGAGCCCGACCCCGCGGAGGGCAGCCTGATGGCCGTCCTGCTGATCATCGGACACGCGCTGTTCCTGCGTCTGGCGCGCAAGCCGTCGCTGTTTAACGCCAAGCCCTTCGCCCTCTGGCGATGACCGAACGGGACTGACCGCCCCGTTGAGCGGTCTTGATGGAGGGCCAGATGGCCAAGAAGCTCGAAGCTGACAATGACCAGTACCCCGACGTTCAAGGAACGATCGGCGCCATTCCGAACGAGCCGGACAACGGCATGCCGTCGCACGACGACATCCGCATGGCCGCGAACGAAATGGTTCAGTGGAACGAGAAGCGGAAAAAGCTGACCGCTGAGATCAGCGCGTTCCGCAAGGGCCTGAAGGCCAAGGGCATCAAGCTCGGCGTTCTCGACGAACAGGTCCGCCTGCTCGAATGGACCCCGGAAGAGGTCAAGCAGTTCTACGCCGAGCGTGACTGGTTCGCAGAGGCCATGCGCCAGCCCATCGGCTCGCAACTGGAGCTGTACGGCACCGACGCCACGCCCGATCCGGTCCGAGAGCAGCTGAAGTGGCGCAACATCGGCTTCCGCGATGGTCTGGCCGGCAAGGGCTGGGCGAACGAGGCGCCCAAAGAATGCCCGCACGACTGCATCCAATCCTATGGCGAGGGCCATGAGGAAGGGCAGGCCACGGTGCGTCGCGCCTTCGCCGCTCGTCTGGCGCAGGCGCCGGTCACCGACGATGACGACCAGATCGATATCGAGGACGTGGCCAACGACCACGGCGACGACTCTATCGAAGACGAGGCCGCCTGATGACGGGGCTGGCCTTTACCATTCCGGGCGACCCTCGCGGTAAGGGCCGGCCCCGCGCCACGACCATTGGCGGCCATGCTCGCATGTTCACCGACAGCAAGACCGCCAGCTACGAGAACCTCGTCAAGCTGGCGGCGTCTCGCGCCCTCGGTGATCGCGCTCCGCTCGATTGCCCCCTAACGGTCGTCGTCACCGTCCGGATGACCCCAGCCGCTTCTAGCAGCCGCAAGAAGCGCTGCGCCATGCTGGCTGGAGAGATCGCCCCCACGAAGCTTCCCGACCTCGACAACGTCGTGAAGGCCGTTCTCGACGGCTGCAACAAGGTCGCGTTCAGAGACGATGCCCTCGTCGTCAGTCTGATCGCTCGCAAGCGCTACGCCGAAGTTTCCGGCGTCGATGTCGAAATCCGTCCCACCATTCTGAAGGCCGCAGCATGACCCATCACGGCAACAACGACCCATGGCCTGATCATCAGGTCGATGCGCTGAGGGCGCTGTGGGAAGAGAAGAAGTCCGCGAGCGAAATCGCTAAAGCGCTGGGCAACAAATCGCGCGCGGCTGTGCTGGGCAAGGCTCACCGCCTCGGCCTGAGCGAACGGACGGCTCCGGCGAACTTCCAGACGCATACCGGCGCGGCCCAAGCCGCGCGCCAGCCGAAGGCCCCGCCCGTCAAACGCAACCGCGCGACCGGCGGCATCAAGATCGACAAGCCTGCTCCTGCATCCAGCTTCGGCCGGTTCGCGCCTTCCAGCCCTGCGGAGGCGGCCAAGAAGCGCGAGCATTTCGCCAGGCATGGGGCCGGGATCATCGACGGCTTCACTGAGGCTGCGAATGACACCTCGATCCTGCTGATCGACCGCCGCCGTTTCCAGTGCTCATGGCCGGTCGGAGAAGTTTCGGGCGCCGGGCAAATGTGCTGCGGCCAGCCGGTCGATCCCGCCGCCACTGGCGCGACTGAGACCTATTGCCCGACCCACCATAAGCGAGCGGTAGGCAGGGTGCTTGCCGCGTCCAAGGCTTTCGGGTTCGGCGAGCGCCGCCCGGCCCGTCGCGCCGAGTCCACCCCTTGGGATCAGGGGAGGGCTGCGTGAGCCAGCGTGAGAAGTACCTCGTTGAACGGATCGACCGCAGCCGGGAGACCGCGACCAGCCAACAGGCGCGCTCGTCTCGCGCGATGTTCCTGCGCATGACCGCGCGCCGGACAGTGCGCTCGCTCATGCAGGATGTGGCCGATCCGAAGGAACAGGCCGCGCTCCTCGGCGACCTGATCGACATCGCCGCCGAGTTCCGCTGGCCCCTGATCGGCCGTGTCGAGACCGCCACGGCTCTGAACTCGGTCGCGGCTGACGTGTGCGCCATCTACCGCCTGCCCAAGGCCATGAAGAACGCTGCCGCCGAACACGCCTGGAGCAGGCTGACGGCGGCGAATGATGGGGGCGAGGAATGAAGCCCCAAGTCCTGATCCATTGGGATGCGACTGGCATGCAGCGGACCGGCGCCACGGAAGGCGTCGAGGTCGTCTACGTCGACGAGCGCGTCCCGCACGACCGCGTCTACCGCAGCATGGGCAGCGTCACTCCCGAGCTGATCGAGCTTCTCGCCGCCGGGCGGTTCAAGGATGTCGATGACGCCCTGAACCATATCGATGGAGGTGGCGCATGAACCGCCGTGACCTCCTCGATCTCGAACTGAACTACGCCCGGATGCTGCGGCGCGAGGCTAAATCCCGCGCCAAGCGCTATCCGGCCTTGGCTGAGCAACTGACCCGCTGGGCGGACGCCGCCGTCGGCCGCGCGGAAGCCATCCGTTCCGGCCCGCTCTTCGACACGGAGCGTGCGGCATGATGGACGATCCCCGCGACGCAGAAGAAGCGGCCAACGCCCTTCCGCTCAACCTGGAGGCTGAGCAAGCCCTGCTGGGCCAGCTGATGTTCGACAACGACGTCCACCGGCAGGTGCATGACGTCGTCACGCCTGAGGACTTCAGCGAGCCGTTCCATCAGCGGCTCTACGCTGCCATCGACGGGCTTGTGACGGCCGGGAAGCTGGCCGAGCCGACGACGCTGCAAGCGGCCTTCACGGCTGACCCCGCCTTCGAGCAGTTCGGCGGCTTCGGCTACCTGTTCGATCTGGTCGACCGGGCCCCGCCGTCCAACCGCTCGCGGGACTACGCCGCGCTGGTAGCTGACACCGCCGTCCGCCGTCGCCTGATCAAGATGGCGGCCGACGCCATGCATCAGGCCCGCAATCCCGAACTGTCGGGCTATCAGGCCGTTGCCTTGGCGCGTTCCGAGCTGGAAGCAGCCGAGCGCGGCGCTGCGCCCGAAGACGCCCTGTTCGTGAACGCCCATGACGCCGCGCAGGCGCGCATGGACCGGCTGGAGCTGGAGGTCGCCACCGGCAAGCCCAAGGGCGTTCAGACCGGCCTGTCGTCGATTGACAAGCGCCTGGGCGGTCTGATGCCGGGATCGGTGATCGTCATGGCTGGGCGCCCGGGCATGGGCAAGACGGCGCTTCTCGGCAACGTCCTCTACGGCGCCGCCCTGCGGAACCCGACCAAGCTATTCGCCGGCTTCTCGCTGGAGATGGACACCGACCAGCTGAATGACCGGGCACTGTCACGCCTGACAGCCACGCATGAGCAGCCCGTCAGCTTCTCGGACATCGCCAAGGTGGCGCCGCTGACCTCCTTCGACCTGCAAACCCTCCATGCCGTGAAGGGCGAGATCCCGAAGAACCTCTGGCTGCGGGATAGGGCAGGGGTGTCCGTCGAGGACGTGTCTCGCGCTGTCTGGGCCATGAAGCGCCGCGGAGACTTGGCCGCCATCGGGATCGACTACCTGCAGCTCATGCGCCGTCCAGCCCTGGCAGGGCGCAACGAGGCCTCCGCCATCGCGGAGATGACCGGGGCGCTGAAGACGCTCGCCCGCGAAGCCAAGATCGCGATCATCCTGCTGTCGCAGCTGAACCGCTCGGTCGAGCAGCGCGACGACAAGCGCCCGATGCTGTCAGACCTGCGGGAGTCGGGCTCCATCGAGCAGGACGCTGATGCCGTCCTCTTCCCCTTTCGCGAGGTCTACTACCTCCAGAAGGCCGAACCGAAGGCTGGGACCGAGGAGCACATGCTCTGGGAGGCCGAGGTCGCCCTGAAACGCACGGTGATGGACGTCATCATCGCCAAGAACCGCCACGGCTCCGAGGGCTCCGAGCCCCAGCAGTACCGGGCTGAGATCGACCTCATCACTGACAGGAGCGCGGCATGAGTACCGTCGCCTTCATCAAGAACATGATCGACCTGGGGTTCTCCGCCGAGGACGCCATTCGCGCGGCCGAAGCCTACGAGGCCACGGCGGCCACTGCTCCGCGCGCACGGTCGAAGGGTGCCGATCGTCAGGCTCGATACGAGGAGCGCAAGCGTCAGAAAGCGTCAGAAATCGTCAGGTCTGACGCTTCTGACGTCACTGACGATGCTGACGCCTCCCTCCCTCTCCCTCCTTCCCCCCAGACCCCCCAACCACCCACACCCTCCCGCGAATATAACCCCCCTATATCCCCCCAAGCCGGTCAGCCTGCCGAGCCATCTCGCCGGAAGCCGAAACGGGCTATCCCCGATGGTTTCCCGTCTGCCGAAGCCATCGCCGAGCAGCAGGCCAAGGCCCGTTCGGTCGGAGCGAACCTCGACGTGGCCAACCAAGCCGAGCGTTTCCGGAACTGGTCGATCGGCAACGACGCCCGGTACGCCGATTGGGCCGCGACGTGGCGAAACTGGTGCGACCGGGCGATCAAGAACGCCCCGAAGACCGCAGTGGCCGCCGCGCAGAGCCGGTCCACCCCGTCCGAGGCCGACCGCTGGCGCCGCTGGTTGCGGGAGTACCGCCTGAACGGCCATTGGCCGTCCGACGATGCCGGGCCCAGGCCGGGCCATCCCGCCTGCCGCGTCCCTGCCGCCCTGCTGGCCGAGTTCGGGCACGCACCGGCGCCCGCCGCAAACGACCACAAGCCCGACCTGTTCGCCCAAGGAGACGCAGCATGACGAAGCCCCCTGATTTCGCCACGGAAGCCGATCTGGTCGCTGCGTTCGTCGCGCAGGTCGAGGCGTGGAACGGCAACCCGAACCGGAAGACGTCGAAGTGGACGGTCTACCCCGAGACTGCAGGCTGGGACCTACTCCTCGTCGACGAGGCCGGGGTGCAGATCGGCGTCGAGGCCAAGCTCTCGCTCAACGCCAAGGTGATCTGCCAAGCCTTGCCCGACCCGACTTGGGCCGATGCAGAGGGGCCGGACTACCGGGTGGTATTGGTGCCGAGCCGATCGTGCCAGCTCCACATGCACCCGATCGCTCGCGCCTTGGGCCTGACGATCATCGAGATCAGCAAATCCTCAGGCAGCTATGATCCGGGGCGCGTGCGAGTCGTGCCTTCTGGTTTGCCAGACGAGCACAGCGGCTTCGATTGGGATCTGAGGCACTGGTTCTCTTGGCTCCCGGCACGGCGTTGCCGCCTGCCGGAATACGTGCCGGACGTCGCCGGTGGAAAGCCGAGTCCGGTCGCCCTTACGGAATGGAAGATCAAGGCAATCAAGCTAATGATCCTCCTCGACCGGCGCGGCTTCGTCACCCGGCGCGACATGAGGCTGCTCGGTATCAGCCCAACACGCTGGACCGACGCGTTCCACGGCTTCCTGTCCCCCGATCCGATCAAGGGCGGATACGTCCGCAACGGCCGGACCCCGGACCTACGGGCGCAGCACCCCGTGAACTACGTCCAGATCGAGAACGACTTCCAGACCTGGTTGCCCGCCGGGACACTGGACCTCCCCGCCAATGACACCGCCCCTCAGGAGGACGCCGCATGAGCAAGGCCGACCGCGCCAAGAAGCGCCAGCAACGGAAGCGCTACGCCAAGCCCTCCACGCCGAGAGCCATCGGGGCGAACGACAACATCGAGGCGGCGAACGACAACACGGCGCCGGTCTCGATCCGGGGCGTCCGACTGACCGACAGCCAGGCGCTGCGGTTCATGGCGGCCGAGGCCAAGGTCGCGTCGCCTGACCTAGACCAGCAGCGGGACGGCCAGCGCATGTTCCGCGCCCTGGACGCCGAGATCGATGCCCGCATCCTCGAGCGGGACGCCAAGGCGAACCTGGAGGAGCTGCGGAGCCTGGAAGCCCTGCGCGGCTTCGACATCGGTGTCTCGGATCATGAGAAGGCGAGGGGAGCGCCGCGGGTGTCGCGGGACGGGCTGGAGACCCTGCTGACGGCCGGCTCGATCACGCGCACCCAGCACGCCGCCGGGCTCCGCTATCGGGCGGACTACGAGCTGCTGGACCCGGAGAAGGGCCTGACCCCTCCGACGCTGGACCCGGCCCTGCGCAACATCGTCCGCGGCGGCGAAGGATTCGCCCAGAAGCGCCGGGAGCGGGAGGAGTTCGTGCGCGATCTCGAGGCGATGATCCAGGAGGAAGATCGGACCTTCCGCGGCGCGCTGGGCAAGAGCGATGTCGAGCGCCTCGGCCGGGCGGTGTGGGCGCTGCGAGAGGTGGTGGGGAAGGGGGCGAACCTGCTCACGCTCAGCTCCAGTGGATCAACGCGAACGGCGATCTCCGAGGCGTTGATTATCGGGCTAGACTGTGCAGCTATCGCATATGGATTGGCTTGAGGCGAAGCATGGCGGCGAAGAACACAACATCAGACGTAGCGGGAGGTGTCTCCAGCCCACCGGCAGAAGCGCCGACGTGCGGTCTAATCATGCCGATCTCCGCGACCGCGAACCACGATGAGAAACACTGGGCGGCCGTGCAGAAGTTGCTGCATCGGGGGATAAGGAAGGCTGGGCTTGAGCCTGCAAATGTCTGGGAAGGGGTGAACGATCGAATTTCCAAGAGAATTGTTAGCAATATATTCCGCGAAGTGATCGTAGTCGCAGATATCAGTGACTTGAACCCGAATGTGATGCTTGAACTTGGTCTTCGTTTAGCTTCGAAGAAGCCAACTGTTATAGTATTTGAAAAGGGCGGGAAGATACCGTTCGATATCGCCGATGTGGGCGCTATTCCCTACCCGGGCGACCTGAACATTTTGGAAATGGAAGCTTTTTTTGATGATTTTTCTGCTCTTTTAACGACACGCTTGGCGGCTTTTACTAACGACACCTACGAACCGTATCTGGGAGACGTCGTCGTAGAGGTTTTAGAGCCTCAAACGAAAGAGGTTAGCATCGGAGAGGCGGTTCTCGAACGCGTCGAAGAGATAGCGTTGCGAATGTCTCGGTTAGAGAAGATGAGCAATGCTCCCCGTTATTACTCTCCTCGGATGCGCGACTCGATAAGGCCGCAAGCCCCGACCCGGATTCAAATCAGTGTCCCAGCAGATAAAGTGGATGCGTTCGAACGGACTCCTGTGGAGGGAATTTCATCCTGGTCTGGGAACTTACATGACGGGCGCATGATTTATGAGCTTCGCATCAAGCCAGATATGCCTTCGATTGAACGGGTAAGCCGGTTGTTGGAAGGCCTAGGCGGAACCATCGAGAATATTCACTTCGATTAATGGGGGCCCTTGACTGCGGACAGGTAATCCCTGACATCAAGCAAATCGGGCGTTTCGCCCAGAGCAAGGCTCCTCCCTCTCGGGCGGGGCCTTTTCTTTTGCGCTACTGACCATGTCCGGCGCTACGGCAATGGCTGGATCAGGATTGAGCGCAGGCGTCCGAGGATTGCGGGGGCTGCTTCCGCCCCATTGTCCAGTTGGCCATCATTCGAACCTTGGGGTTCGGCGCGCACCAGATTTCGCCTGTCTCGTTGATCGCGGTAACCCAGATCAGGTTGTGCTCCTGGCCATAGTCAATGACGGCGAAAGCATAGCCCGCCCCCTTATCGGCGACATGGATCGGTAGGGGCGGGTCGAGTTGCGTGAACGTCATGGAATCCTCCGGGTCCCTACAACGCCAGCGCTTGCGGCCGGTTTCCTAAGCCCAGAACAGTTCGAAGGAGGAATGCATGGTCCCCATGAAAGCTCGCGTTGGCTTCTCCCTGCCTGACGGCTCGGCCGCCGCTGGCACCACCTTCAACGCCAAAGACGCCAAGGCTGCTGATCGGCTTGAGGCTGCTGGTGTAGCGGAGCGGGTGAAGGCTGATGCCCACCCAGCGCCGAAGGCCGAGGCGAAGTCGGATGGGCGCTCTAAGTAACAGCCGCCACGAGCGGTTCGCCCAGGCGCTCGCCAAGGGTCTAAGCCAGAGCGAGGCCTACGAAGAGGCGGGCTACAAACCGAGCCGCAGCGCCGCCGCCCGCCTCGCCGCCGATGTGAACATTTGTGAGCGGGTCTCCGCCATTCAGAACAGGGCGGCAGAGCGCACCGAGATCAGCGTCGCCAGCATCACTGAGCGGCTCCTGGCTATTGCGACCAAGGCCGAGAAGAGTGGGGATGCGCCGATGCTGCAAGCCGCCCGCGCAAGCCTCATGGACGCCGCGAAGCTGAACGGACTGGTCGTTGAGAAGGGCGAGCATCAGCACAAGCACGTCGGATTGTCCGTGACCTACGTCACGCCGGCTGAAACCCAGGCTCCGGCCAGCCCGGAGGACTACGAGACAGGCGAGTGATCTACGAACCCATTCCGGCGTTCCGGTACCTGACCGAAAAGCCGCTGGGCTCATATCGCTTCCGCGCAGCGCATGGCGGGCGAGGATCGGCTAAGTCTTGGTCGGTCGTTGACGCCGCGATCTTTCACACGGTCACGACCGTCCGGCTCCGCGTCATCTTCCTTCGCGAGGTGATGGCGAACCTGAAGGAGTCGTCGCTCGAACTGGTCCGCTCTCGGCTGGAGCACTTCGGCCTGCTGGGCACCTACTTCCGAGAGGTGGACGGGACATTCGTCGGCCTCGGCGGCCAGAAGATCATGTTCATCGGCCTATGGAAGGGCGGGAAGCCGGAAGGGATCAAGTCGCTGGAAGGCGCTGGCCTTACGATCCTCGAGGAAGCGCAGGAGGTTCGGCAGGCGTCGCTAGACGTGCTGATCCCCACCGTGCTGCGGACCGCCATCTCCGAACTGTGGGCCATCTGGAACCCACGCCTCGAGACAGACCCGATCGACGTCTTCTTCCGCGGTCCGGTGAAGCCGAAACGCGCCATCGTCCGCAAGATCAACTTCGACCAGAACCCATTCTTCCCAGACGCCCTGCGCGAACTGATGGAGTTGGACTTCTCGAAGGACAAGCTTCGGGCGGCATGGATCTGGCTGGGCGCGTACATGCCCTCGGTTCAGGGCGCGATCTGGAATCGTGAGGGGCTAGACGAAGCTTGGCGTGAGGGCCGCAACGCCCCCGAAGGAAGCTGGGGCCGCGTAGTCGTCGGGGTTGACCCTTCGGGCGGCGGGGATGACGTCGGGATCGTCGTGGCGGCCGAGTACGGCGACGGCGCGATCATCCTGGAAGACGCGACCTGTCCGGCAACCTCGCCGATGGCCTGGGCGACCGCCACAGCCAAGGCCGTGGATCGCTGGGGCGCTGATTGCGTGGTCGCAGAGAAGAACTTCGGCGGCGACATGGTGGAAAGCACCCTGCGCGCCGGTGGCGTCAAAGCCCGCGTCGTCATGGTCACGGCCAGCCGGGGCAAGCAAGTCCGGGCTGAGCCAGTGGCCGCCCTCTACGACCAGAAGCGGATCAGGCACCGCGAGCAATTCCCGCTGATGGAGGCCGAGATGCTGATGACCACCCCGGCCGGATATCAAGGCGAGGACTCGCCGAACCGCATGGATGCGCTGGTGTGGGCCGTGACTGATTTGCTCGTTGTCGAGCAGCCACAGCCAGCCCGTCGCGTGAAGGTCAGCTTCTGATGGCGGTGAACGAGCGCGATCCTGCCTGGGCTATCCATGCCGACGCCCGAAAGAAGGTCCATGACCTCCTGAGCGGCCGAGAAGACGCGCTGAGCTATGTCCGTGCGCTGCCGGGTCATGACGAGGCCACGGCCAAGCGCTTCCGCGAAGGGGCCTACTATCTCCCGGTGACGGCGCGCACGGCCGAGGCCTTCGGCGGCCTTGTGTTCGGCAAGACCCCGACGCGTTCGAACCTCGACGCTCTGGACGCCTATCTCGGTGACGTGACCGGCTCCGGCCAGGACATCGATCGCTTCGCCGAGCAAGGCTTCGACGGGATCCTGTCGACCGGCGCTGTGATGGTGCTGGTGGACTATCCCGACGCTCCGGCCGGGGCGACCAAAGCTGACGCCGAGGCCGAAGGTGTTAGGCCGACACTGAAGCTCTACGACGCCACGGCGATCCTTGCGGCCCGCGTGCAGAAGGTCGGAGCGGCGCTGAAGCTCTCGCACATCCGTGTCGCGGAGATCGTCGAGGAGAAGGACGCGGCGGACGAGTTCAAGCTGAAGCAGATCGCCCAGGTCCGCGTGCTGGATCTGGATGCCGCCGGCTTCTACCGCCAGCGCATCTTCCGCGAGACCGATAGCCAGTGGGCGCAGTTCGGAGAGACGATCGAGCCCAAGCGCCAGAACGCCCGGCTCAACGTCATCCCGGCCTTCTTCAGCAACCCGCGCGACGGCGAACCCAATCCGGCCCGCCCGCCGCTGGACGATATTGCCGACATCAGCGTCGCGCACCTGAACAACTCTGCGGCGCTGGAATGGGCGCTGCTTTGGACGGCCAACCCGACGCCCGTCTTCAAGGGACTGAATATCGGTGAGGGCGACACCATCAAGCTCGGTTCGTCCGAAGGCCTGATCGTAACCGAGGGTGGCGACGCCAAGTTCATGGAGTTCACCGGCTCGGGCCTGTCTGAGCTGCGCATGGCTCTTGAGGCGAAGCGGAAGGATGCGGCCCTCATGGGCGCCCGGATGCTGCTTGAGACCGGCCGGGCGGCTATTGCAGCCGAGACGGCGCGGATCGAGCGGGCAGGGGAGACGTCGGTCGTCTCTGGCATCGCCAACGCCCTGTCGGACTGCCTGACCAAGGCTCTGACCTTCATGGCCGATTGGGCGGGAGTTTCGAGCGAGGGCATCCAGTACTGGCTCAACACCGATCTGAACCCGGCCGGCCTCTCCGCACAGGAACTGACCGCTCTCCTCGCCGCCTGGCAGTCGGGCGCCATCACGTTGGAAGACCTGCTCGAGAACCTCCAGCGCGCCGAGATCGTGGACCCGGCCAAGAGCTTCGAGGATCACCGGGAAGCGCTGGACGAGGAAGGCGAAGGGCTCGGCACCTTGAAGGACGACGCGGCATGAAGAAGGCTCTGGCGCGCGACGCCGCCGTCATCTGGTGCGATCGGGGTTGGCAGCCGGTCTATTTCGGCTTCTGCCCTTCACGGAAGGCCTGGGCGCGCGAGATGCGCAAGATGGGCTGCAATGAGCCATATCCGGCCAATGATGGCTGCGCCACGACCTTCACGCAGAAAGACGGCAAGGTCTGCATCATCGTGACGCTCGGCAAGGCCCAGCACGCTGAAGGCCGGACCCGCGTCGAGGTCGCCGGCCTGCTTTGCCACGAGGCGACGCACATCTGGCAGGAGGTGCGCAAGGTTATGGGCGAGAAGGAGCCTTCTATCGAGTTCGAGGCCTACGCCATGCAGGCCATCTTCCAGGGGCTCTACCAGGCGTGGCTGGATACGGCGGCGCCCGACGAAATGCTGGCTCGGGGCGCTAAGCGGGAAGCAGCCTGATGGCCTCGCCAGCCGAGCGCCTGATCGACGAGGCGGTCAAGCACAGGATCGCGCTGTCCCGCTATTCGACGGCGACTGTCCGCAAGGTCCTCGCGCTGCTGAACCGCACCGACGCACGGCTGGTCGAGCGCATCCTTCGGGCCGACAACGAAGGCCGCGATCCGGTTCAGTTGGAGCGGCTACTGGAAGAGGTCAGAGCGCTCCAGTCTGACGGATGGACCGTGCTGCGCGGTCGGCTCAATGAGGATGTGGCGGCCTTGGCGGACGCCGAGCGGCTGTTCACGGAGCGAATGGTCCACTTTGGGCAGCGGTCGGTCGGCCTTGCCACGGTCACGAACGCACCGACAACGGCCCAGGTGGTCGCTGCGGTGAATGCCCGTCCCTTCCAAGGACGCTACCTCAGGGGCTGGCTGGACGAAGCAGAAGCGGGCGCCGCCAAGCGCGTCAGGGAGACGCTGAGGCAGGGGTTTGTTGAAGGCCGGTCGGTCACGGCGCTGGTCCGCGAGATCAGAGGGACGCGGGCGCTCCAATACAAGGACGGGGTGCTTGAGATCAGCCGGCGCGGAGCCGAAGCCATGGTCCGCACGGCGCTGACGCACACCGCCGCCGTCGCATCGAAGGAGACCTATGCAGCGCTCGGCCTCGACCAGGTCCGCTTCATCGCCACGCTGGACGCCCGAACGACCATCACCTGCGGCGCACTCCACAACTCGGTCCACCCGCTAGACACCTTCCCTTGGCCGCCCCGGCACGTGAACTGCCGATCGACAACGGCGCCGGTCATTAAGGGCCTGCCGCCCATCGAGGCACCCTCCTATTCGGATTGGCTGATGCGCCAGCCGGTGGAGGTTCAGAACGACGTGTTGGGCGTCCGGAAGGCCCAGCTGTTCCGGTCGGGCAAGCTGACGCTGGACCGGTTCGTCGACAGCAAGGGCAGGGTGCTCACGCTGGAGGAACTGAAGAAGCGTGACGCCGCGGCGTTCGAGGGCCTATAGTTTCGGGGTGAGCACGCCCTTCAAGGTCATCGACGGGACGCCGGAGCCAGAAGGCCCGCTGAAGCGCATGAAGGCGTCGGTTCCTGACATGCCGATTGTCCGCTGCCCTCGCTGCACAGGCCTCGCGATGATCGAGGTGAAGCTCGGCATGGTCTGGAAGAACGGAAAGCCGACCGGCGGCCAAAAGCAGATCGTCTGCGCGACCTGTCTGGCGCGCGGCGAGCATGTCGTCGTCACGTAGGTTCGCGGCGCCATTCAGAACGGCATTAGGCTCCCATCTCGGGGGCCTTTTTCATGTCCCGAGCAGAGCCGGGGCATCCACCAGGGCGTGAGCTGAGCAGCGCCCCCTCTGTCCGCTGAGCGGGAGGAACTACCCACCATGAACACCACCAAGAACCGCCTTATGGGCGGCGGCTCCGTGCTGCCTGTCATCGGCCGGATGACGCCGCGGGAACGCGCCATGGGCCGCTATCTCCGCGGGCCTGACGATCACCCGCCTGCCGGCCCCGGCGCTGGCGACGAAGACGAGCCCAAGCCGATCGATCCTGCCGCTCACGCTGCGCTGGCCTCGGCCCATGAGCGCCTGAAGAAGGACGCCAAAGCCGACCGTGACGCCCTGAAGGAACTGCATGATCGCCTCGCCGCCATCGAGGCGGAGAAGGAACAGGCCGAGGCTGAAAAGGCAAAGGCCAGCGGCGACGTCGAAGCCGTCCGCACCCAACTCGAGACCAAGCACGGCCGGGAGCTGAAGGCCGTCACCGACCGCGCCGAGAAGGCCGAACGTCAGGTCGAGAAGCTGGTCATCGACAACGGCCTGTCCGCTGCCTTGGACGAAGCTCGCGTAAAGCCCGAACTGAAGCGCGCCGCCGCCGCTCTTCTGCGCGAAGGCGTCGAGCTCAAGGACGATGACGGCGAGCCCGTTGCCTACAAGGGCGGCCTCCCGCTGGCCGAAGCCATCAAGCTCTGGGCTGAGGGCGACGAGGGCAAGCCCTTCGTGCTGGCCGGCAACAGCGGCGGCGGCGCCCCCGGCGGCGGCAAGGGCGCCCACTCCGGCCCCAACCCCTGGAAGCAAGGCCCGTCCTTCTCCCTCACCGAACAGGACCGCATCGCCCGGGACAAACCGGACCTGGCGAAGCGCCTGATGGCCGAAGCCGAGGCGGCTTAACCCTCGGCGCTCCCTGAAGCGCGCGCCTCTGACGGCCGCGTCTGATCCCACCGAAAGGAAACGACATGGCCGTCACTCGGCTTTCCGATCTCGTCTTCGGCGAGAACTTCAACACCTACACCGTCGAGCGATCGACCCGCCGCAACGCCTTCGTGGCCGCCGGCGTGATGGTCGTGGACCCGGCCATCGCCGCCTTCATGACGGGCCAGGGCTTCCTGGTGAACATGCCGCACTTCAAGCGCCTGGCGAACGACGAACCGAACGCGTCTTCGGACAACCCGGCCGATGTCGCCGTGCCGAAGAAGATCGGCACCGGCAACGAGATCGCCCGGAAGCTGATGCGAAACCAAGGGTGGTCTTCGGCCGACCTTACGGCGGCCTTCATTGCCCGCGACCCGCTGGACGCCATTTCGAGCCAGATCGCGGATTACTGGGCGGGCGTGAACCAGACGACCCTGCTCAAGATTTGCCAGGGCATCCTTGCCGACAACATCGCCAACGACGGCGGCGACATGGTGAAAAACGTCGCCACCGACGCCAGCGACGATGCGGTCGACGGTGAACTGTTCGGCTCGGACGTGCTGATCGACGCTGCCCAGACGATGGGCGACGCCAAGGGCTCGCTGCGCGCCATCGCGGTTCACTCCGTCATCCACGCCCGCATGCAGAAGATCGGCGCCCTGGTCGAGAACTACGACCCGGAAACCGGCCGCCTGCTGTACGAGTCCTTCCAAGGCAAGCGCGTCATCATCGACGACGACATGCCTGTGGTTCAGGGCACGAACCGGAAGACCTACACCTCGATCCTGTTCGGGGACGCGGCCTTCCGGTCGGGCCTGGGCACGCCCAAGACCCCGAACGCGGTCTCGCGTGAAGAGGCCGAGGGTAACGGCGAAGGCGTCGAAACGCTGTGGAACCGTCGCCACGAGGTCATTCACCCGACCGGCTTCGCTGTCGCCGGCACGCAGATCAGCAGCAACGCCACCCCGAGCTATTCGGCTCTGGCCACGGCGTCGAACTGGAACCGCGTGTTCGACCGCAAGAACATCCCGCTGGCGTTCATCCAGACCAACGGCTGATCGACTTCACAACCTGAACCTGACGGCCGCCTCGCGCGGCCTTTTTCATGGAAGGAGACGGCCGATGGCCGACACCGACAAGAACGTCCCGATCAGCGCTCCGCTGGACGGTCAGATCGCGCTCACTGCGCACAACAACGGCAACGGCACCTGGGCCGTCAAGCGCGGTCCCGATGGTCCGATCCTTAAGGATGGTCTGGCGCGCGAAGAAGCCCTGGCCATCGTCGGCGCCCCGACTGGCCCGCATGAGCCGGACACCTCCGAGGAAGAGACCGCCGCGCAGAAGCGTTCGGCTCTGGAGAAGAAGGAGGCCAAGCGCGAGGCCACTGAAATCTTCCAGTCCGATGCCGAAGCCGGGGAGCCGTCGAAGGTAGCGAACAGCGACCTTCAGAAGGCCAACGACGAGAACGCTGACCTGCGCCGCTCCATCGCCTCCAAGGACGAAGAGATCCGCCAGCTGCGCCAGCAGGTGTCGAAGTTCGATCCTGACGGCGACGGCAAGGTCGGCGGCGGTGCCCCCAAGGCCGTGTCCAAGACGGCCGGCGAAGGCCCGTCGAAGCCTAAGAACGGCGACGCCTGATGCTGATCGTCGAGAATGGCATGGTGGGCTGGCCCTCGGGCCCGCTTGCTACGGTCGATCAGGCCGACGCTTACGCTCAGGCGCGGGGCTGGTCCGATTGGGCCGCCCTGACGCCTGAGGGGAAGAGCGGCGCCATTCTCGACGCATCGGCCTACGTGCGGGCCTCCTACCGGCCGCCAGCCAAGGCCAACACTGCGGTCGAGGAGCAGATCAGCGAGGCTGTTATCGAGGCGGCGCGGCTGTCCCTAACTGCGCCCCTGATTGGCGGCGACAAGGCCGCCCAGGCAGCGCGCAAGTCGGTGAAGGCCGGCTCTGTTGCCGTGGAATACGAAGCGTCCTCGGCCGAGAGCCGGAGCGCGGCGCGGCTGGCGCTCGTGGCGGGTCTTCTGCGCTATGCGGGTGCCTATCCGATCGGCTCCGGCGTGAACGTCCGGCTGGCCAAGTCATGAGCATCCTCGACGACCTGCCCGACGTCATTGCCGAGGCGCTGGACGACGTGTTCCGCGACGGCGTGCTGAAGGTGCCGGGCGCGCCGACTTCCGACGGACAGGGCGGCTGGATACCGGGCGCCCCGACCTCACACCCCTGCAAGGCGCTGGTCGATGACTACAGCGACATGCGGCGGGCAACGGCGGGCATCCCGGCACATGACCGAAAGATCATCATCCTGGCGGCCAGTCTGAGCGTGGCTCCGGCTGTCGGGCACACCATCAACGCAGAAGGGCGGGACTGGCAGATCGTGGCCCTGACCCGCGATCCGGCCAAGGCGACATGGGAGGTTCAGGGGCGCTGATGGCCACCGTCACGATCAACCTCGCTGACCTTGAGCGCATTGCCGAAGAGAAGGCGGTGAAGGGCATCCAGCGCGCCGCTCTGGCTGGCGAGGCGATCACGAAGGCGAACCTGTCTCGCCCCGGCACCGGCCGCATCTACGGGAAGCACCAAGCCTCGGCACCGGGAGAGCCGCCCGCGCCTGACAGTGGCGAACTGCGCCGGAAGACCCAGGCAGACACGAAGGTGCGGCGTGAGGGTTCAGATCTCGTTGGGCGCGTCGTCCAGAATGTCGAATACGCTCACGCTCTCGCCGTGGGCACTGAGAAGATGGCACCGCGTCAATCGCTACAGCTTCTTGCCACCGACCATGCTGACGACCTGCGGCAGGCGTTCATCGAGGGAGCGAAGGATTGAACTCGACCGCCACGATCTTTGCCCGCCTGGCCGCCGTCGCCCCGTCTCTGGCCACCTGGAACAACGCGCCGGCCATCTTCAACGAGGCGGCGCCCGACGGCTTCCTCAGCCAGGAGCCGAAGCCGTCGAAGCCGTTCCTCATCATCGCCGTGCCGACCTCTGACGTGGCGATGGAGACCTTCACCGAGACCGGCCGCCTGATCGTCCAGGACGTGCGCGGCTATCAGCGCCGGACCGGCTCAGCGGCTGGGCTCGACGCCTTGATGCGGGAGGTGAGGGGCCTCTTCCACAACCGCCCGGAAAGCCTCGTCGTCACCGGCGGCAAGTGCGACGTGGCCCGCGTCACCGGGCCCGTCCAATCTCCGACGACGGACGAGGCCTACACCGGCCGCCGCGTCACGATCCGACTGGATCTCGTCAACACCTGAACCCCGGCCCAGCCGGTCATCCCCAACGCGCCCAGGGCAGGCTGTGCGCGGCCTTTTCCATGCCTGCAAAGGAACTGAGCAATGGCAACTCTTGTCCAAGGCGCTGTGAAGGTCGAACTCGACAAGTCGACGACCGAAACGCCCGACTGGGAAGTGATCCCCGGCGTCACCACGGCCTCGTACACGGGCGGCACCCCGCGCGAGACTGACGCGACCGACTTCGATACGCCGGTGGGCGAGACGGAGACGCTCTACGGCGCCCGCACGAACCCGCCCCTGACCTTCCAGATGCACCTCCAGCCCGGCGACGCGACGCAGGAGCTGCTGTTCACGGCCTACGCCTCGGCTGAAGACGTGAAGGTGCGCCTGAAGGGGCTGACCAAGGCCACCGTGTTCGTCGGCCGCGTCGTCATCGGCGAGAGCCATAGCGTTGACGGCAAGATGATGAGCGATGTCTCGATCATGCCGAAGGCGGCGCCGGTTCGCGGTGCTGCTGCCTGATGAGCGATGATCGCCGTGGGGTCGTGGAGTTGCCGCTGGGCGACCGAACGATCCCCCTTCGCTTCACATGGCGAGCGATTGACCAACTCGGCCGCGTCGGGGTCATTGAGACGCTCGACGTGGCCGCCTCGGGCAAGCCCGGCGACATGGAGGCTCTGGCCCGGCTGATCGTCGTCGCCAGTGGCGGCCAGGTCCGTGAGGAAGAACTGCTCGACGGCTTCGGCCTTCCGGCCGCTGAGGCCTACCTCGCCGTCCTGAAGGCTTGGGCCTTGGCCTCTCGACGGCCGTCTGGGGTTGAGCGTGCCGTAAACCCTCTGATCCGCCTCTGGACGTCGTTGAAGACGCTTTGGAGGCGGCTTTTTCGGTCGGCCTGACCGAAGCTGAGTTCTGGGACCAGACGCCTTACCTGACCCATCTCGCCATTCGGTCGCGTGGCCGCCGAGCCATCGAAATGGCGACGGCCCACGGATGGATGAGCGAGCGATTTGCTCGGGAGCCGCGCCTATCGCGCCTGTCGTATTACCTGGAGGATCGGGAGGAGGGGGTCGCGGACGCCGGTGACGCACTGATCGCCAGCTTCGCGATGATGCATGGCCTTGGAGTTGATGAGGCCCCCGACGCCGAATAGGGTTCAGCGAGCGGAGGGTGAGTCATGAAGCGATGGGCGGCGCTGGCGGCGGTGGGGGTCATCTCGGGGTGCGGAGACGGCGGTGCTGGTAGCGCAGCGGGGCAGAAGCCGACCCCAGCGCTCAACGTCAGCATCAAGGTAGGCAGGCCCACATTACAGTATGGGCAAGCTCAGACCTTTCCAGTCGAACTGACCAACAACGGCAATCGTGACTTCGGTTGGCTTGAAGCTGAATGTCAGTTTCGTCGAAGCGACGGCTCCCTGATCCAGGCGGGCCAGGTGCTTGTCGATAACTTCCGCTCAGGATCGACTCGCGTCGAGCAAATTACGTTCATGACGCCAGAGCAGGGCGTATTGAGCTGCGTGGCGGTCTCGGACTTCTAACGCTGCATATCTTGCGAGCGCTACTTCTCTAGGGCTTTCTCGACCAGCCTGCGGTTCAGTCTCCCGCCTTGGGAACTCGGATCACAGTGAGGCCTGGGACGATCCCGTCTTCTAGGTCTTGGTTGGTGATCTTGCCGGAAGCGATGTCCTTGTCGATGAGTTCCACCAGGACACGCTTCAGGTCCTTCGGCGCGATCCGCTGCGCCATCTCGTAAAATTTCTCGAACTCCGGATCGGTTGGCTCTGGGAACTTCTCCGTCAGCGCCGCCACGATCTCAGCATTCATGGAGCGGTTGTTGGCTTCAGCCGCAGCCTTGATCCGGTCGCGCATTCCGTCCGGGAGACGGAGCATGAAGCGTTCGCTTTCGCGGTTGGTAGAGATGGTCATGGGGCAGATTCCGATTTCTGCCACGGTGGCATCTTTTTGGGCTTGTCGCCATGCTTCCACCGTGGCATACATGGCTAGTGCCACGGTGGCATATCGAAATCAGGAGCAGGGATTGACCAGCGATTACCCCAGCCGGGCTTCGCCCAAGATGATGATCCGGATGCCCAACGGGCTCCGGGAACGCATTCAGGAGAGTGCGAAGAGAAACAGACGATCCGCCAACGCCGAGGTCGTCGTAGTTCTGGAGCGCGAGTTTGGCGCTTCGGCCGCTGGTGGGGATCAGGCGTAGGAAACCACCCCACCAGCTAACCGACAGCCGCTCTTGCCGGAGCGGTCATCATCATCCCGATAGGTAAGGACTATCGAAATGACCGACGTTTATACCCCCTCTGCGGCTTCCACGGAAGTCGCCCTGCGTGAAGTGGACGGCGAACCCCGCGTCCGCGACCTGGACCTTGCTGAAAAGCTTGGATTCAAACGACCCCGTGTCATCCGCGAACTGATCGAGCGGAACATGGGCGAGATCGAAAACTTTGGAGCCGTGCGGCACGGCGTCAATAAAATCCGCTCAGGTCGAGGCCGTGTCACCGAAGTCGAGGAGTTCTACCTCAACGAGGAGCAGGCCCTTCTGGTCTCGGTCCTCTCCAACGCCCCGAACGCCGCCGCCGTGCGCGCCATGCTGATCCGCGTCTTCGTCGCCTATCGTCGCGGCGAACTGGAGGCCAAAGCTCCTAAGGCTAACCCGGCCCTCATCGGTCGGGAGGCTCGCCTTCAGTTCCGCATGGGCCTGTCGGTCGCCAGGATGCTGGGACTGACCGGCAATCAGGCCGCCCTCAGCGCCAACGGCCTCGCTCTGAGGACGACGGGCGTCGATGTGCTGGAGGCGATGGGCCAAAAGCGGCTCGCCGCTCCTCAGCAAGAGGTGCTGTTGACCGCGACCGATATCGGCCGTGAGCTTGGCGGCAAATCCGCCATCTCGGTCAACTCTATGCTGGAGGCGTTCGGCTTCCAGGTTGGAGGTCGAGACCATAAGCACCGAACCTATTGGGAGCCTACGGCCCTTGGTCTGCGTGCCGGAGCAGTCATGCTCGATGTCGAGCGGGCGAATAAGTCGGGCAACAGCCGTCAACTGCGCTGGGCGTCGAGCATCATCGACGTTCTGCGCGAGCTGGAGGCTGCATAATGACAGAAGTCAGCAATCTGCAGTCCAACCGGGTTGAGTTGTGGTCCGGCACGATCAAGGGCGACACAGAGCCGACGTGGTTCATTGACCTGTGGGAGAATGGCGTCTCCTGCACCTTGGGTGACAACAAGGATTACAAAGTCGCGCTGGCCGACGCCAAGATTGCGGCGGGTAGCTTCGGCTACCCCTTGGTTCGCGGGGAGGATGCGCAATGACCCGCACCGTCTCGCGCTCCGAGGTCGCGGCCCTGAAGGTTCAGGCCAACGCCATGCTCGCTCCGTTCTTCAACGGGCGCGGTGCCGCTCCGATCATCAACCAGCCCGCTCCGAAGCGCCCGGCTCCTGCGCGGGAGTTGGTCGCATGCTGAACCGTCGAACCTTCTTCGGCGCGACCGCGGCTGTTGCGATTGCCGCTGCCCCGGCCGTCACCGTCGCAGACGTCTCGGCCGACCGGGAGCTTTTGGAGCTGGGACGCCAGTGGGAGATCGCTGTCGAGCGGCGGGCAACCGCTGCCGAACTCGCTGATCGCTTGCTGGCCGAGTACGATCGAACGAAGCCTGAGACACCGCGACTCCGCGCAACCGCAGAAGATTGTGAGCGCGGCATCGGCCGCAATGGCGGGGTGGGGGCGACGATCCCTTGGGAGAGTGTGCTGCTGGTCTGCCGCCGCGCTCGCGAATGGCGCGCCCAGCCGGAACACATGCCGGGACGCATGAAGTGGGCAGAGCGTTTTGAGCGCGCCTATGAGCGGCACGACACTGCGCTGAGGCTTCATGCTGAGAGCATCGGCCTAACGGCTGCAGATGCTGAATACGATGCGGCCTATGACGCTCTGAACGCTATTGAGGAGCGGATCGTCGCGGCGCCGTGCTCCAGTCTGGAGGGGCTGAGGGTCAAGGCGCGGGTCGCCAAACGTCTGATCCCGCCTATCACGGACACGGACAACGACTGGCACGACACGGCTGCCCTGTCCGTCATCGACTCCATCCTGAGTGGAAGGTGATCTAAGGGCAGCGAGAGGGCGGCTTATACCCCTTTGGTGTCCTACGAAGTTTCCCGATGGCGACAGGCATTCTGCAGATTTGGTGAGCGAATGCAGACGCTTTACCCGCAGTGATGCCCTGGGCTCTAGGCTATCGTGGCCTCTGCCAGAGTTTGACGCAGTGGGGGAATAGAGCGGGTTACTCTGCCCTAACCGTACGGGCGCAAAACAAGGCGGAAAGGGCGTTGCGCCTGATTCACCGCGTTTAGATTTCGAGAATCCCTTCGGGGGTGTCCGGCTGCTCCAACAGCCGGTCTGGGCGGCGGGACGGACTTGCCCGTGGAAAGCCATTTCCATCCCGCCGCCGCTTTCCACCGCCGTTGGAGCGGCAGAAGAGCAAGGAGCCCTACATGGGCGAGATTGTTACGGTCAACTTCCGTGGAGATGAACTCTACGGATTCAAACAGCACGATGGTGTGTTCGTTGCCGTCAAGCCGATCACCCGAGCCCTCGGTCTCGACTGGTCGGCACAACTCAAGAGGATCAAGCGAGACCCGATCCTTAGCGAGGGTATGGCCATGATGGCCACACCTTACGGTCTTGGCGGGGATCAGGAGGCCGTCTGCCTCTCGATGGAGCGCCTCAACGGTTGGCTCTTCACCATCGACAGCGGGCGGATTCCCAATCCCGAGGTCAAGGAGAAGGTCATTCTCTACCAGCGCGAATGCTACGATGTCCTCTACGCTCACTTCGCGGGCAAGCGGGGCGGGCTTGAGCCGGCCAACGACCTGCCGGACGGCACCCGCACCTTTGGCGAGAGCATTCGCTTGGTGACTGAGGTCCGACAGACTTGGGGATCGCAGGCGGCTCGGGAGATCTACTTCCATGAGAAGCTCCCGGTGACGCCTTCGATGCTCCAGCAGCCTCAGGCGGACTTGTTCACCTACACCGCGATCCGTCGAGACCCGGAGGCGGCGTAATGAACCTCCCGACCTCCGAAAGCGAAAAGCGCGAGTTGGTCGAGGAGTGTCGCCGTTTGTGGGGCGACGAGATCGCCACGCTACTGGCGGAAGACCTCGGCCTAAGGCCGAAACCGGGCTCTCAAGAGACCCTGCATTAAACGGGGAGGGCGATCCTTACGGGTCGCCCTTTTCACGATAGACTGCAGAAATGACGGAAGCTCTGAACGACGGCCATTGGGTCGAAGCCCTGCTCGCAACGCACATGGCTGAGACGATCCTGGAAACTCATGTCCGCCAACATCCGGCGATCGCACAGACGCCGGAACTGGCGGCTAAGGCCGACGCCGTGCTGGAAGCCCTCGGGGGCCTCTGTCAGGCCATCGGTCAGGCGGCGCCGGAGTCTGGCCGTGACTGAGTCTACAGTTGTTGGGGCCGTCATCGTTGCCTTGGCGCTGGCCGCATTCGTGGTGGCGGCCTGGAAGGTCTCATCGTGGCTGACGCGCAGGGGCCATGTGGTGCGCCCGCTCACGATGATGGATCATCACATGACGCAGATCGAGAAGCGATCCGCCCAGGATCGATCCAAGCAGGCAGCGGATTTGGGCACGAAAGAACGGCACTAAGTTCGCTTCCCCCAGGAGATCACCATGACTGAGGAAGAGGCGAGGGTTGTTGACTGGAGCCTAAGCGTGTTTAAATTACAACGTTCGACGCGCGGCCCAAGGATTCGGCTAAAGCACTCCCATTGCCGCTTGGCATGGTGGAGCTTTTAGGCTTAGTGCGCCGTTCGCTGGAGGGGGGACAGTGTGGCGACGATCTTGACTGAAGCAGCTTTTGCTAATTACCGCCTCACATATGGGCCTGCTCGTCACCCTATCGCAGACAAGATTGCCAACGATGACGAGCTCATTCTCCAAACGGAGGATCAAGGGCTCGAGCCTTGGGAAGATGGTCCAGGACAGCATCCAGCGCCTCCACCGCCGACCGGCAGCCAGCTAGAGGGGAACCCTCGATACCTCTGGGTCGTTCGGGATACCGACGTAGTTACGTCGCCCGAGTTTTGTAGCTTCGGCCAACAATTGTGCACTGGATCAGTTAAGCACACCAATTTAACCGGCGGATCGGCCGCTTACGCTGGCGGTGAAATGATCAAGATCGATGACCGCACAATTTGCGTGATCGGGTGGTCTGGGCGCTATCCCGTGCGGGGCGCGGCGGAGTTGGATGCTTTAGCCAAGGCGTTTCGCGAATCTGGCTATTCGGTGTGGTCGATGGGCTTTGACGAAGAAACGATGATGCCCAACCCCTTCGTAGGGGTGCAGCCGAGGCTGGTCGCATGATCAAGGTTGTGGATTTAGACGCAATTTTCGGCCCTGGAGAAGGGGCGGTCAGTGAGCGTGCCAAGCGTTCGACCCAGCAATACGTCAGGAGCCAGGTCCAAATCGGTGCTTATCGCGAAGGCGCGAAGGGCCGGGTCCTGAGCGCGTTCGAGGTTCTAGTCGCTTATGGCGAAGGTGCCCTTTCGGCTATCCACGCAAATGGTGCGTTTCCACTCATAGCGAGGAGCGGTGAGCCTGCAGCGACGCTGAAGGGGCGTCGTGAGGAAATGGGAATCGAGGTCGGTCAACTGTCGCGAGCGGCGGGGGTGTCTGAGAAAACGATCAGGCAGGCCGAAACGCCAGACACCGTCGTCCCCGTGAGAGATCTTGAAGCCATTTCTAGATACCTTGCTCTAGATGAACGCATGGTGGGACATGTTCCCAAAGCCAAAGGAGACCAAGCGCTTGGTGTTAGGCTGAGAGAACTTAAGGAGCAAAAAGACGCGGTCCGTTTCAACCCGCCTACCGTATTGAAGTTAGCCGAAGCGGCTTGGGTAATATCGAAGCAGGCCACTCTTGCGAAGGCGTGCTCTGAGCCCGTCTTCTGCCGGTTTGCGGAGCCTGACACTTCCTATCATTATCCAGCGTGGCAGCACGGGTTTAGACTTGCGGCCAAGACCAGAGATCATCTCGGTCTGGGAGACGCCGAGCCGGTTAAAAGTCTCAGAACTCTTCTCGAGAGCCAACTCGCAGTACCTGTTGTTCAGCAAGACTTGGGAACCGTCTTTGCTGGCGCTACCCTTGCGAACGGCAAGACGCGAGGAGTTGTTGTAAATCAGCAGGGCGCAAATAGTAATGTTTGGGTTCGGCGGATGACGCTGTGTCATGAGCTTGGCCACCTGCTGTGGGATGATGATAACCGACTAAATCGGCTCACAGTCGACAGTTACGCGGATCTGAATGCCGGCTACGGACATAAAGTAGATCCGGTAGAAATCAGAGCAAACGCGTTTGCGGTTGCGTTTTTGGCTCCCCCTTCCGGGGTGAAAGAGTTGTTCAGGTCTGACTCTCATGACGGTTCGGCTTTGACCAAGCTGTGTAACGCCTATGGTATTAGTTTTACCGCTGCCAAATATCATGCTGCGAATGTCTTGGGGCGGGAAGTGTCGTGGTCAGACGGGATGGATACCCCTCTTCCGTCGGACGAGTGGGAGGCGGCAGAAAATATGGCGGTCGACTATTTTCCTATCAAGTCAACGCCGATCACTCGTCGTGGTCGTTTCGCTTGGTTGGTCGCAAACGCAGCCAAGAACAATCTAATCAGTTTTGACACAGCAGCCAGTCACCTCAATGCTAAGCCAAGCGACGTTCGCGATAGTTTAGATGCTATTCTGGATTTGACGCGTTAACACACTAATCAAGGCCCGCCCCGGCGGCTCCCTTTTCTCAAGGCTCGCTCCGGCGGGCCTTTTTCTTTGGAGGCTCAAGCCGCCTGGAGCGTCAGTTTCAGGTCGAGGGCCTTAGCCACCTTGGACACCGTCTCGAAACTGGGGTTTCCCTCTCCAGAGAGGGCCTTGTAGAGCCCTTCGCGGCTCATGCCGGTGTCACGCGCCAGCTTGCTCATGTTGCGCGCACGGGCGACGGCGCCCAGAGCCTTGATGATGAAGGCGGGGTCTTCGCCTGCTTCTTCCATCACGGCTTCCAGATAGAGGGCGATGTCCTCTTCGGTCTTCAGGTGGTCGGCCGTGTCGTAACGGCTGAAAGTGGCGGTCATCGTCATCCTTTCCATTCTTTCGCCAAGGCCTTGGCCTTGCTGATGTCCCTGTCCTGAGTGGACTTATCGCCGCCGGTAAGCAGGACGATCAGAACGTCGCCCTGCTGCATGAAATAGACCCGGTAGCCGGGACCGTAGGTGATCCGCAGTTCGGAGACGCCTTCACCCACCGGCTTCACATCACCCGGATTACCGGCCGCCAGGCGGTCGATGCGGACCATCACCCGGACGGCGGCACGACGGTCTTTCAGGCCCTCAAGCCAGCCTTTGAACGCGTCTGTCTGAATGACCTCGACCATGTGTGAACTGTAGTTATCACTGGTCGAAATGTCAACTCTAGTTATCAGTAGGAGGCTCCATGGCTGAAGGCACCGTTGTTGGCAGCGCAGAGTTTGAACTGCGGGCGACGACCGACAAGCTGAAATCCGACCTCGCCCGCGCTGAGCGCGAGACCAAGGCTGAGATGAAGAAGGTCGAGGACGCCGCTCGCCATGCCCAGGCTGAGCTGAAGCGCGCCTTCTCGGATGCTGGTCACAGCGAGTTCGAGCGCTCCATGCGGATCATCCGCAACGCCTCGGACTACACCGAGGACGAGGTGCGCGCGGCGGCCGAGCGGGTAGCGAAGGACCTGAAAGGCCGATACCGCGACCTCGGTTCAGATATCGGTCGGACCTTCGCGGGTATCTCCCGATCCGCTCAACTCGCTTTCGCGGCAGTTACAGCCTACTCGCTGAAGTTGGCGTCGGACGCTGAGGATATCGACGACGCATTTGGCTTCACGTTCTCCTCTATGGAGGCCAAGGCCCGGAAATCGGCTGAGCAGATCGCGGAAAGCTTCGAGCGGACCGGGACGCAGATCAAAGGCAACATGACAACGCTGTATCAAGTCCTGACGGGCTTGGGCGTTGAAACTGAGGCGTCGTTTGGCGCGGCTATGGCGCTAACGCAGCGCTCAATCGATCTGGCGTCTCAGAAGGGTATCAGTGACGCCCGGGCGTTCCAGGCGATCTTGAGCGGCCTGACGGGGGAGACGGAGCCGCTTAAAGGCCTTGGCGTCGTGCTCAACCAGGCCGCCGTCGAGGCAGAACTTCTGCGGATGGGCTTCAAAGGCAATGCATCCGAGGCCACCGAGGCGCAGAAAGCCGCCGCTCGCCTCAATCTGATCCTGGAGAAGACCAAAACCGCGCAGGGAGACGTGGCGCGAACCGCCGACAGCGCGAACAACAAAACCAAGGCCATGCAGACCGCGTTCAACAATGCGGCTGAAAGCCTGGGCAAAGAATTGCTGCCCGCCATGACGCAGGTGTTCGGGGCCGCCACGAATGTCCTGAAGGTCTTCAACGACCTTCCGAGCGGCGTTCAGGTCGCTGGCCTTGCGTTCCTGGGCCTCGTTGCTGCAGGCGGCCCTATCGCGGGCCTGATGGCAAATCTGGGCAAGCTCATCAAGCTGGCGAACGATACGCGAAAGGCGCTCATCGGTGCTGGGCTAGGTGGGGCGACTGCGGGCGCTGGGGTTGGTGTTGCGGCGCCTGTGGCAGCCGTGGCGGGCGTCCTGTCCCTAGGCGGCGACACGAAGGGACCTAACACCGACGCTCAATCGCGCGTGAATAACGCCCTCAGGGAGGAGGAGCGGGTGCGTGGCGAGATCGTCCGCCTGACCCGCGAAGGAAAGACGGCTGAAGCCCAGCGCCAGCAGGCCTATCTGGATCAGGTCAGGGCTCGACGCGAAATCACCCAAAACGTCCTCGCTGGCGCCAAGCTGGCGGGTGAGGTTGCTTCGGACCTGGGGGCGGCCGACACGCAAGTCATCGGCGGCTTCACCGCCGCTCTCCCGCCGGGTGCGAACCCCAAGCGTGACAATGGCCGCAGCGGTCGCGGCCGCACCGGCCCCACCGAAGCCGACATCGCAGCTATGCGCGAGGCGCTCGATCTTCAGAACGCCCTGGACCTCGCCCGAGCGAGCGGCAACAGCGCCCAGATCAAGGCTCTAGAGCGTAAGCAGGAACTGGCGCGACTGACGGCCGACTTCGAGCGAGCCGGATATGAGGACGCCGCCACCAAGGCGCAGGACCACCTGAAGGCTCTGGACGCGGTTCGTGAACGCTCCGAACAGATCGCCGATTGGGAAAAGAAGAGCCTCGCATTCTGGGAGGAGCTTGGAGAAAGCGTCCGTCGCCAGAACGACCTCCTCCTCGACCGCCTGGGCTTTGAAGCCGAGATCGCCCGGCTGGAAGGCGACCCCGACCGCATCAAGGAGCGGGAGCGCGAACTCTGGATCGAGCAGCGGATCAACGACCTACTGTCGCTCCGGCCCGAACTGACGGCTGAAGCGCGCCGCGCGCAAGCCGAGAACGAATGGCAGCGCCTGGACACGGCCGACCAGACCGGCCGGATGCGTGACGAGTTCCGCTACGCCTTCACCGATGGGATCAAGGCCGCCATCGACGGCGACCTCGGCGGCTTCTTCGACAATCTGGCCGACCGCTTCACGACGCGGATGTTGGACAATCTGGCGGACGACTTGTTCGACCTGCTGACCGATGCAGCCAAGGGCCTGGGCAAAGAGGGGGGCGGTTTCTGGTCGTCCATCGCCAGCGGCATCGGCTCCATGTTTGGCTTCGGCGGGGGCAGGGCGACCGGTGGCGCCATGTCCGGCGGCAACTGGTATCGCGTCGGGGAGCATGGCCCCGAGGACATTCTCATGCCTCAGAGCGGCTTTGCGGTGCCGCTGGGCGCGTTGTCGTCGGGCGGGTCCGGCCAGCCGCAAATGACCGGCGGCAACACCTACCAGTTCTCCGGCAACCTCATGACGCCTGAGTTCTGGCGACAAATCCAAGGCGAGATCGCCGCCGGCGAGGCCCGAGCCTACGGCCGCGCCATGAACGACGCCCCCAAACTCACCATGAGCCAGACGGCCCGGCAGCAACGCCAGGCGGTCGGACGCCAGCGACGCGGTTCGTAGGGAAGCTCCATGCCTTTGATACTGCCGACCTCCCCGAGGCCGTCGAAGATGACGCCTCGGCCCGTCTTTGCGCGCAATGAGACCCGGCCGGGCTACGGCGGGCCTGTCGGTCGGAACCTGCGCCCCGGCACGCGCTGGGCGTGGGATTTCGAGTACCCGCCCATGTCCTATGTCGACAGCCTCGCGTTCGACGATCTGCTGACCGAGGACGAGACCATCGTCGCGGACATCCTGCAGCCGGGCCTAGTCATCGGTGATCCCGGCTCGCCCTTGGTCAACGGCGCCATGCAGTCGGGCCGCACCCTGCACCTCAAGGGCGTGGCCCCAGGCTACGTCTTCCGCAAGGGTCAGTGGCTGTCGGTGATCAGCCAGGGCCAGCGCTACGCCTACAAGTCGCGCGCCGCGGCGACAGCCGATGGGTCCGGCAATCTGGCCGTCCCGCTGCGCACGATGATCCGCTACCCCCTAGTCAACAACGCCGTGGTCGAGATCGCTCAGCCCAAGGTGGAGGGGTGGGCCACCCTCGAACAGGATGCCCACGCGATCGATGCCGTGGACCGGCTGGTCCGCCTCCGCTTCACCATCGAGGAGCGTGAATAATGGAGCCGGCAGCCATCGCCGGACGCTCCGGCAAGGCCCGCTGGCTGGTGCAAATCCTGCGCCTGACCACGGCTGACTTCACCTTGCGCCTGACGACGGGCGGTTTCCTCGTCTGGAACGGCGAACTCTTCACCCAGCGAGACCGAACCTACGGCGTGCTCAGTGACCTGCCGACCTTCGAGGACGGCGTCGACGGCCAGACCACGCGCGTGGACATCGGCTTCTATCCGGCCAGCTATGACGCCTTGGTCGCCATGGCCGACCGCAAGCACCAGGACGCCAAGGTCGAGGTCTACGACTGCGCCTTGGACCCCGAAACGGGCCTGCTGTGGGGCGAGCCTGATCTGCTGTTTCAGGGCGAGTACGACTTCGCCCGGTTCATCATCGGCGAGACCGAAGAGCTGATCCTCGAATGCGGGACTGAAGAGGCCCGTCTGAACGAGCCGAACGAAGACCGGCGTCTCTCCCATCCCTTCCATCAATCCGTCTGGCCCGGCGAGCTTGGGCTCAGCCACGTCACCGGCCTCGGCCGCAAGATCTACTGGCGGCAGAACGAGCCGCGCGGGTCGATCAGCGGGGGCGGGGGATACGGCGGCGGCGGGGGTGGCGGAAGCTCCAACATTGTGGCGAGCCAAGTATGAGCGACATCGACCACGCGCGCCGCGTGAAAAACCTTCAGCGCCGGATGAAGGCGGCGCAGGCGACCCGCCGGCGGTTCCAGGGACTGCCCTACGAGCCGGGCAAGCGGGACTGCCCCCGCATGGCCCTGCACGTCCTGCATGGCCTCGGCATCAAGGTGCCGTTCGCCAAGGGTTTGAAGTGGCGCAACGAGGCCGAGGGCCTGCGCGCGCTCAAGGCGCTGGGCTTCGCAAACCTGATTGAAGCGATCGACAGCCTGGGCTTTGCCCGGATCGCTCCCGCTCGCGCCCTAGCGGGCGACCTGGTCGCGCTGGAGACCGATCACGACGTCGGCTGCATCTCCGTGGCGATGGGCAACAGCAACTATCTGGCCTTCACCGATCACAGCCCGAACGCCGAAGTCCTGACCGGGCCGACGGGCTTCGCGCGCGACGACCTGGGCTACTGCGCATGGAGGACGCTCGATGGGTAAGGCCCTGAAGACGGCCGGCGCCATCATCGGCGGCGCGGTGCTGATGGCTACGGGCGTCGGGGCCCTGGCCGGCCTGCAGGTCACGGCGATGGGCATCGCCGGCATCGGCACCATGTCTGTGGCGAACCTGCAGCTGATGTCCGCGGGCCTGATGGCCGCCGGATCGATGCTGGATAAGCCGAAGTCGACGGCGTCGGGCTCGCCTAGCGACTGGACGTCCAACCCCGATCAGGGAATCCCCTTCCTGTTCGGCCGCATGGGCGTGGCCGGGAAGATCGTCCACCGCGACGAGTACGGCCAGGACAACCGCCTTCAGGGCATCGTCTCCGTCTACTCCGGCGCGGGCCCGGTGAAATCGTTCCAGGGCTTCACAGCTGACGAACTGCCCGTGTCCTTCGTCTCCAACGGCGGCACGGCTGTCGGGAAGTACAATCGCCAGATGTGGCGGTCGTGGCGGATGGGCGCCCAGCCCGACACCGCTCTGAGCCTCCCGACCGGCCTCGACGGCGGCGCGGTCATGCCGATGTGGGGGCCGCTCTACAAGCTGTCGGGCAAGGCCTGCGACCTGCTGACCCTCCAGCAGGACTCCAAGTTCAGCGTCTACCCGTCTGGCGAACCCAAGCCGATGCAGGTGCTGGAAGGCGTCTACGGCTACGACCCTCGCTACGACGACAGTTATCCCGGCGGTGCGGGGCCGTGCCGCTACGGCGTGCGCTCGACGTATCGGTACATCGACAACGCCATCATCGCCGCTCTGAACTGGGCGCTCGGCATGGTCGAAAACGGCCAGGTCGTGGGGGGCATCGGCGCGTCGCTTCAGGGCGTGGACCTGCCGGCCTTCGTCGAGGCGGCCAACATCGCAGATGCGAACGCCTGGACTGTCGCGGCGTGGCCCGACACGTCCGAGGACGCCTCCGTCGTTCTGGATGAACTGCTGGAAGCCGGCGGGGCCAAGCGCTCACGCGTGGCGGGTAAGATCAGCTGCGTCAGCCGTGGCGCCCCGCGCCCCTCCATCGTCACCATCACCCGCCGCGACACGGCTGGCGCCATCGAGCTGGACACGGGTGCGAGCCGCTTCAACCGGCTGAACACGATCACGCCAGTGATCATGTCCGAGGCCCACAAGTGGCAGCACGCGCCGATGAACCCGGTGTCGTTCGCGCCGCTTGTAGCCGAGGACGGGGGCAAGCGCAGCGACCAGATCAAGTACCGCTTCGTCCCCAAGGTGAAGCAGGGCGCGGAACTGGCGGCCTACGACATCCTCGACGCGCGCGAGCCGTTCGCGGGGACGATCCCCCTGCTGCCGCACCTGCGCCGTCTGAAACCGGGCGACTGCTTCGACATCGACGAACCGGGCTTCATGCTGGACGGCGTCAAGATGCTGGTGCTGGGCCGGTCCTACGATCCCAAGGCCGGCGAAGTGCGCATCGCCTTCCGCTCGGAGACGGACAGCAAGCACCCGCTGGCGCTCGGCAAGACCACCACCATGCCGGACTATCCCGGCCTGACGGCGCCCGACCCGACAGAAGTATCGCCACCCCAGCCCGGGGACTGGACGATCATCCCCCGTCCGCCGGCGCCCGGCGGCGGCCAGCTTCCCGTCATCGATCTGAGCGGCATTGTCAGCAACGCCACCGCCGACGCCATGCTGATCAACTGGCGCGAGGTGGCGGAGGGCGAGGACCCTGACGCCCAGCCCCCGTTCATGGACGAGCAAGGCGATCTGCTGCCCGGCTGGGTCGACGCTGGCGTCTGGCCTCCGACGACGCGAACCCTGTCCATTCAGGGGCCGCAGCCGGGCGCTCAAATCTGGATCGCCATTCGGTACAAGAGGGGGAACAACGTCTCTCCGGCTGAGCTGGCGGGGCCGATCACCGTAGGCGACCTGATCGCGGGCGACATCACCCCAACCGCCCCGACCATCGTCAGCATCCGCAGCGACATCGAGGCGGCCTTCGGCGACATCTTCGACGTGTCGGAGCTGGTCGGGCAGGCGCGCGCTGATCTGGAGGCGGCGGACGCATCCCTCTACGGCAACATAGTGGTCCTAGATAATCGGGCTGGCGTTCTGGAGACGCAGACACAGAGCCTGGAGACCAATAAGGCGTCGGTCGCATCCCTGAGCGCACAGATCGTCCGCATCAACGATGTCGAAGCTGTCAACGCGGCTCAAGCGCTGGCCCTCGTAGACCTCGAGAACGGCAAGGTCTCACTCAGCGAATACGACACCTTGAAGGGGGAGGTGGCATCAGCGCGTGACGGATCGCCTTCGCTTCTGGGTAAAATCCAGAGCCTTAAGGCCGTCGATCTCGACCTCCAGCAGAACAAGGCCAGCGTGCAGGCCGTCTCGGCGCTGGGCGTGCGGACAGAGAGTCTTGAGGCCGATATCACGGGCCTGCAACAGGTCACCGCCGATCTTGAGGCCAGAAAGGCCACCTCGGAAGCCCTGAACGCACAGCGACTGCGCATCAACGATGTCGAAGCTGTCAACGCGGCTCAAGCGCTGGCCCTCGTAGACCTCGAGAACGGCAAGGTCGCACTCAGCGAATACAGCACCCTCAAGGGGGAGGTTCTGGCCGCTCGCGAGGGCGCGCCGTCTCTGCTTGGTCAGATTCAAAGCCTGAAGTCTGTCGATCTAGATCTGCAGAACAACAAGGCCAGCGTCGCCTCCGTCGATGCCTTGGCCGCACGGACGGCGCACACCGAGGCCGACATCATTGGCCTTGAAAACGCCCTGGCCAATGAGACGACGGCGCGGGCGGAGGCTGTCGGCCAGCTTACGGCCCGGTCGACACATAAGCCCAACCTCATCGATAATCCGAGCGGGGCCGGCGCGTTTAGAGGCTGGATCAAGGAGGGCAGCCCGGCGTCCTATGTAGATGACGACCGTCTGGCAGGCCGGATTTTCGTCGTCTACGGCTATATGGTCTCGCAGGTCTATCCTGCTTCGCCAGGCGATCAACACAGCCTCGGTTTCGTGTCCTCCCCTTTGGGCGATGGCGGTCACGTCCGCCTGCAGTATGTGACGCCGGGCGGGTTCGTGGATGCGGCGCCAGTTTCTTCGGGCGCGGGCGGCTATGATGTCCGTCGCCGCTCTACGGCGCCCTCAACGGCCCCGGCAGGCGCCACGGGATTCCGCGTGGTCGTCGTGCCGCCTCCGGGCGGGGTGCTTCCGGTATGGGCCATCAAGGTCAACTTCGGTTCCGTGGCGGCTGACTTCTCGGATGACTACTCGGCCACGGTGCTGGCCGCGACAGTCACCGAGCAGTCTCTCGCCATCGTCGACCTGGAGAACCAGCAGACCATCGCCTCTTGGCGCATCAAGTCGGCGGCGTCAGGAAGCAAGCCTGCGATCATCGAGGCTGTATCGGCTTTGGGAGGCTCGTATGTGGCCTTCGGCGCGGAGCAGATCTACTTCGGCGACAGCACGGTCTTCGACGATGCGACCGATACGATGCAGACCGTCGTCGGCGGCCGGGTTCGGGTGGTGGCCTACGGGGCTCCGTTCGGCGCGGCCAACAATCTGCTGGAATGGTGGGGGCCGACCGGGGTCGCCCTCGGCGCCATGAACACCACGAACGGCCTTCAGGGCCGTATGACCTCGTTGCCCTACGTCTTCGACAACACCATCAACGCGCCCTTCGTAGCCGTCTGCAACCCGCCGACCAGCGGCAGGGTGGTGACGACGCCCGGGACCTACACCTCGACGGTAGTCACCGTTGAGGTCACAGGCGGGTCTGGCCTCTACGAATATCAGTGGGGCTATTTCGCCGGCAGCACTGGCGCCACCGCGACCAGTCCGACGGGCGCGGCGACCCAGATCAACCAGACGGTGGCCTCGGGCGAAACCAAGAGCGTCGTGTTCCTCTGCATGGTGAGGGACACGGTCACGGGCCGCACGACCACGGCGACCTATCGCTACACCCTGACCCACTCGGCCGCCTGAGCCGAAAGCGCCACCATCTCATCAACCACCCAAAGGAGCCTGAAATGGAAATCCTGATCGCACTCGCCGTCGCCGCAGCCGTCGTGGGCCTTGTCGCCTACCTGCGCTCTCGCAGAGGTCCCTCCCGCCGCGGACCCGGTGCGGGTGGCCGCCCCGGCGCTGACAAGCATTGAGAGGAACAACCAATGACCGAACTGACCGACGCCGAAAAGCTGGCCGCCGCCGAGGCCGCAATGTCCGCAGCCGCTGAAGCCGCCAAGGCTGCGCGCCTGCCATCCGCCAACGCTGCGGTCGCGCTGCTGGAAGGAAAGACTGGAGCTGCCTTCCTGTCTGACCTGAAGGCCGCCATCGCCGCCAGCGTAGACGACCTCCCTCGCCCTCTCGGCACACCCGGCGCAGAAGGCACGAAGCAAATGCTCCAGCGCATCGTGACGTCGATGGAAAGCGGCCTGTCCGCCGCTCAGGCGCGTGTCCAGGCGTTGCAGCCGACGCCCGCACCTGAGGCTGCCCACGAAGACTGACGAACCCGGTTCGTCCCCTGAAGCCCGCGCCCACGCGTCGGCTGCCTCTCACCTATGGCCGACATTCTTGGAGGGGCGGATGCTCGACCCGAGGGATTTCCCCGCGTTCTGGGGGCTGTGCGGCGGCGTGCTTTTCGGCGCCGTCGGTCTGGTCACCGCCTATTCCGCCAAGGCCGGCAATCCGCTGGCCCAGCGCAAGGCGTGGCTGCATCTGGGGCTCGGCGTCGTGGCCGGTCCCATTCTGGCCGAAGCGTTCACGCCCAGCCTGATCGCCGTCGTTCCCGCGCTCGATATGCGCGGGGTGGCGATGACCTTGGGCTGGATCGCGGCGAACGACCCTCGCGGCTTCTTCGGCTTCACCAAGCGCCTGATCTATGCGGCGCTTCACGCGGTTCTGAAGGAGACACAGCGATGACCGCTCACGACTGGATGGTTCTGGCGACGGGGCTAGTTTTCCTGTCGGCCGGGGCGGTGCTGAGCCAGGTGTTCCGCCTGCTCGGGCCGACCTATCACACCAAGATCACGGCCCATTGGGCAGTGCGGGGCTTCTTCTTCGCCTCGGCGCTCATTCTGGTGGCGCGCGGCCTGTCGTTCGTCTTCCCCGGGCGGGCCTTTGCGGTCCAGCACATGAGCGCCCTTGTCCCGGCATCGGCCTTCGTCGTGCTCGGGCTGTCGCTCGTCCTGTTGGAATGGGTGATGCGGGACCGGGCGCCGCCGCCGTGGACAGAGCGGCTGCTGGGCTTTGCCGTGCGTCGGGGCGTCTCTGATCAGGTGGTGGCGGAGATGGCCTTCGCCCTGCCGCCTGAACCGCACGGACGACCGGCCAGCGAGCGGGAGCCGTGCCGCTGCGTGCGCCTGTGCATGATGGCCGGGGCCGGTCTCGTCATCCTGATCATCGTGGCTGTGCTGCTTACGGCGTCGTGATCCGTCTCGGCGGGCTACAGGCTCTTAGCTTCGCCAGCGTGCTCACGCCGCTCTTTTCCAAATGGGATCGGTGCGAATAGCCGTCAGCTCGATGTCAACTCCGTGATCCCGGAGAATCTGGGCCGCGAGTTCGGTACATCCGAGTACAGGCAAAGTCTCCCCAAAATGCTGCATCCAAGCGTCAGCAACGATCTGCTCTTTCACCGATAGCATACCTACTCCTACGCGCTGTCGCCCAGCCCATAAGCAGCGCTGAAACGGCGCTTTCTGTTCCTCACAATCTGAACTGGAGACACCATGCTCGACGCACGTCGATTGCAAGGGCGCCTCGGCGTGCCCGTTGACGGCATTATCGGCGCGGGAACCCTGACGGCGCTGTTCGCGCGGATGGGAGCGCAGAAGCCGATCGCGGAGGAGCTGGGCCTCGCGGCCAACGTCCACTTCCGCACTTACGGCATTCTCGATAGCGGCCTGAGGCTGGCGCACTTCATGGGCCAGTGCAGCCACGAGAGCGGCGGCTTCCGATACATGGAGGAGATCGCCAGCGGGGCCGCCTATGAGGGCCGCGCGGATCTCGGCAACACTCAGCCGGGCGACGGGCGTCGGTTCAAAGGCCGCGGTCCGATCCAGCTAACGGGCCGAGGCAATTATCGTCGCGTCGGCCGGCAGATCGGGATCGATCTTGAGCGCCACCCGGACATCGTCTCGCATCCGTCGATCGGACTGCTGGTCGGCTGCGTCTACTGGAACGACCGGAAGCTGAACGCCAAGGCTGATGCTGACGACCTGCTGGGCCTGACCAAGGCGATAAATGGCGGGACGAACGGGCTGGAGGATCGCCGCCGCCGCACGGCGCAGGCCAAGGAACTGATCCTGTGATCCGCACTTTGACCGCCACCGGCTGGCTCGCCGTCGCCTGTCTCGCCCTCGCCCTGATCCTGCTGACCATGTGCTCCGTCGATGGCCGCCAGAAGGCCGCTGACCGGCTTCGTCAGGCCGATGTGGGCAAGACCCTAGCCGAGGGCCGCACGGCCGCTGCGCGCGACGCCAGCGCCATCCGTGACCGCGCCGACGCCCGAGACCAACAGATCGACCAGTCCACACAGGAGACGACCGATGCAATCCGCAATGCGCCTGACGATGCTGCTGCTGGCGACCACGGCCTTAGGAGCCTGTGCCGGCTCTACCCGG